AACCGCGGTTACCAGAATGGATCGCATCACCCATAATCTCCAGGGCGTTGAGGATGAACTTAAGCAGATTGCTGCCCAAGCAAGACGACGTCCTCAGGCAGCCGAGACCCAGCTTCGAGAGCTTATTAGAAAGCGGGTATTCGGCGACTCTCAGAAGTATGAGAAGCACCAGTCCATGGGTCAGTTTATTAGGGGTGGTGAGTCCCAGCTTGTCTTTCATCCCAATCAGCAGCAGGCTGCTAAGATCATGTCCCACAAGAAGGGAACCGGCTCTGAAGCTGCCCGTATTGCTGAAGTTGAAGCCATTCTTCACAAGCTTGCTAAGTCTTCTGAGGACTTTAAGAAGTCAGGTCTAGATGTAGTTTCTCTCCTAGGTTTGACTGAGGAAGCCGCAGCCGGCCTGGCCATCGCTTTGGAAAAGGTAGATGGTAAGTTTGAAGGAATGATTGAGGGTAAGGTACAGACTAGGAATATTCAGGGTATTCAGCCTGGAGGCCCTGGTTTTGGTAAGCAGGCCCGTTCTCTTTATCTCAAGAGCGCTGCCAAGATTACCCATGGAGAAATGCCGGAGATTAAGTCTGCCCTAGAGCAGATTGCTTACGCTGACGGCATGTTTGCTGCCGCTGCTAAGAACCTAGTAACTGCTGCTGTTTCCTTCAAGCAGGTTCCTGAGGTCCTTGAAGATCAGATTCTTATTGCTCTTTCTGCCGCTAAGGAAATGGGTATGTCTAAGGTTCGCTCCATTATGGTTAAGGAGCGGGATGAGAGTCTTGTAGAGGGTATGAGTCTTCAGCAAGGCCAGACTATGGGCGTTGATGCTCAGGGCAGAAACGTTGCTATGGATCTTAAGGGTAGCGGTGCTGTTATTACTGAGTTTAAGGAAGTATTCAGCAACGGCGTCAAGATGGTCAAGATTAGCTTTGATGAGTTTAACGAGGCTATTTCTGGAGCTAAGGTAAGTACCCGTCCTGGACATAAGGGTATTATGAAGGTAGTTCCGGATGACTATATTACGGATCAGTTAGGTGCCCCTAAGGGTACCCAGGCTGTGGCCAGTCTTGAAGGATTCATGAAGAGAGGTGATTTGCAAGACCTAATTGCAATGATCTCTACCAGTATGTCTGACGGCGGGAAGCACGCCGCTCAGTACATTTTTGATAAGATTACAGCGGCTATGAAGAACGGTTCGGAGATGCTGGAGGCCGTACAGTCTACAGCTTCCGAGCTGGGTCTAGATCCTAATGCAGCCTTCAAGGCCACTTCAGGTGCGCTGGCCGGTGCAGGTGTTGGTAAGGCTCTGACAGGAAGACTTTCTTGGTTCCGAATGGAGAAGGAAGGTCAGACCGGTGAGGCTAAGACTGACGAGAGGTTCCTAGATCCTATTGCCATTCAGGCCTTGGGAATGAGAACTGAAACTCTCTCCCAGGCCATGGCCGCTCAGGAGAGAAGTCACAACCTAGTTATCGAGAAGCAGAAGGATTATTTCAACGCTCTCCTCCACCTTACTGGTGCTAGTGATCAGGTGACCAAGGGTCTTCAGCAGATGAACCCGGAGGATTTCGCTATTCTTCCGGCAGGAATGCATGACCCTGAGCTTACAGCCGGTACCCTTTCGGACAAGGCAAAGATGGCCGATCCTTTTGCCATGAGGATGCCTGCCCGTGGTGGTGGTTTCGAGGACATGTTTGTTCCCGGTATGGGACAGGCTGCTGGACAGCGCGGTGGATTTATTGCAGAGACCGGCCTATTCAGTCCAGACGATATTACGAAGCAGTTTGAGAAGCTACGACGTCAGGCTGTACAGATTAAGGCTTCTAGAGGAGACCTAGATCCCGGTACCAGCAGAGAGACGGCTGGAGAGATTGCTGAGTTTGTGAATCGTCAGATGCAGAATCAGATCCAAGCTATTACCCGATCCATGAAGGGCGGTGCGGAAACCAAGTCAGAGACTAAGGAGCTTATCGCTACTTTCAAGCAGACCTTTATGCCTCTGATTAACAAGATGACGCAGATGGGGTTGATGGCTGAGAATACCAGATTCACAACTAAGAGTGGTCGTATTAAAGACCACTCTAAGATGACCCCGGACGAGTATGTAGCGGCCAGTAAGGGTCCCGTACAGCAGATCAATAAGATGAGAGACCTCCTGGGAATTAGATCTTCTCAGGGGCAGTCTATCGGTGGTGCTGGTGCCCTGTTCGATGTAAACAACATTGAACTTCTCAAGGAAGCAATGGATCGCATGGGCAAGAGCGCCGGAGAAGATGCTCAGCACATGGATAAGCTGTGGTCTAGATTCGAGAAGCTGAAGGAACAGCTTCTGGGTATGTATACTGCTATGGGTTACGGCAAGGAGAGTGGTAGACCTTCTAGGGAAGAGATGCGTAAGGTTGCCCAGACTAGAGGTTCTGGTATTTCCCCAGCCCCGTACACCAAGGCTGTAGAGTTTGCTGTAGACGTTAGCACTGAGCTTAAGTTCGTTGAAGATAGCCTCAAGTCTATGGCCGCAGCGGGTAAGGACGTTAAGGGTACACTGTCTGCTCTAGAAAGAATCAAGAGTCTACAAGTAAGTGATGACGCGCTTCCCCAGGATGCGGTATTGCTTAGCAAGGAAGATTATGCCAACATGGTCCGGATGACCCAGAGATTGGCTAAGGAGAAGGGCAAGACTCTTTCTCAGGAAGAAGCTAAGGGTCAGCTCTCTCGTGGTATTATGCACCGTTACCCCACTACGGGTGGTGCAAGTTTCCAGATTGTTAAGTTGCTGGAAGATACTATGGGTAGGTTGCCCGAGGGTCAGATTGGTATTCCTGGAGCATTTGCTACCTCTTCTACCGAGGATATTCAGAAGGTAAGGGCTCCTCTAGAGGAACTGCGCGCTAGCCTCATGAAGACTGTTAGAGCCAATGACGGTCAGGGTGACGCTGCTGAGGCAGCACGCGCCAGGATTTCCGAACTGAACAAGGTTCTTGCAGGCTTGACCCATTCCTTCGACAAGGCGATGATGAACCTGGACTTCGATGGGGACTCCACCACAGTTCACGCTGCTCTGACTAAGGACGCTGCCAATGAGATGATGACCGTTAAGGAAATCATGTCCGCGGGCGGTACCTCTCTGCAGGGAGCTATGAGGACTCTGCTTGGTAGCTTGGAGGGCGGTAAGGATTGGGACTTCGAAAGCTTGGAGGGTATTCAGGAGGCATTCCGTGCCACCGTGAAGAGACCTGATGAGCTTAAGCGTGCTCTCCCAATGCCGGTGGACGAGAACACTGCCCGTCTAGAGGCCAGTGCGTTGGTCGGTGGTAAGCTTTCGGTCGGTCTTCTGTCTGATGCATTTAACATTCTCCATAGCGCTATTGTGAGCGGGGCTGGTAAGACTGACGACGCTTTCGCTACTGCCATGGACCACACGATGCTTAACATCAACAAGTCTTTGGCAGCCAAGCACGGTACTGGTGATCTCTCTGGTCCTACAGAGTTCGTGGAGGATCTTAGAAGAGGACAGACCTCTAAGATCTTTGCTGGAATGGATGCTGGCGGTGGTGGTCTCTACGGAGATATGGGTAAGCTCAATGATAAGTATCGTAAGCAGATTGAACAGCAGCTAGTTGCGCAGAGTCCCGGCAAGCTTTTGGAAGAGGCCATTAAGAGAGGCATCCTCGCTGAGGGTGCTGAGATCGATTCTTCTAACTTCAACTCTGTCATTGATCAGCTCGTCGACAGCATGGATCTTAAGAGCCAGATCATGCTTATGTGGGAGAAGCTTCGATCTAACATGAAGGACGCCCTTATGAAGGGTGGAGCTACCGCTACTACTGCGGAGCACTCTATTAAGCAAATGCTTAAGCCTGATGAGAAGGGTAAGATCCCGGGTATCAATCTGGATGATCTGGTACCTGAGTCCTATAGGTTTACGCGCAAGAGGCATGCTGAGGGTCTGCGTGCTAAGGACCCGATGGAGCAGGCCGCTGATATTCTCAGAGCTACCATGGGAGAGATGGCCGGTAAGATCACCAAGCTTGAGGTTGAGCCTGACGGAATTAAGGCCGCAGGTCAGACCCTATCCTCCAAGGTAGAGGCGTGGCTAAACGCTCTGCAGGAGATGTACGGAGTAATCGAAGATGATCTTCTTCGTGCCGAAGGGCTTGATCCTAAGCGAGTAACTGGACTATTTGATGACAGGATGGGAGGTCCGGGAGCTATTATGGTTTCCGAGTCTACCCGTCAGCGACCAGCCGAGGCGGCAGTAGAAGCCCTTAAGCGATTGGAGAGTGGTGAGCTTCAGGCCACTCCTAAGCTGATTGGATTTATTACCAAGGCCCTGGCTAACCTAGGTCAGACTGTTGCCCACGAGAGAATTCATCAGGGTTCTAGACAGTTCCGAGACTCTGTAGATAACATCTCAGATGCTCTTCTAGGTGCTGAAGGACCAATGGGTCGAGCTAGAAATCAGATCATGCAGCTGGCTAACCAGCTACAGAATGTAAAGATTGAGCACAGTAAGTTTGAGAAGCTTAGAAGCATGGACCCTTCCGCTGCTGTAACAGGCATGCCGGAATACGCAGGTATGACTGCGGGACAGGCTGCTCCTAAGCAGGGCAGAAAGTACTTTAACCTTGTAGCCGAGGAAATGATGGCTCACCTGGCTAGCCCGGAGAGATGGCAGGAGATCTTTGGTCCTCTTCCCGCAGCTGTCGGTTCTGCTATTCACAAGGAACTGAACCGGATGCGACAAGCGCTTCCGGATATGATTGATCCTATCCAGGATTCTATCGCCGGTATCAATACAGGTATTGTTGAAGCTTACATTGAGGCTATTCGGAATCAGGGTTCTTCTTCTGCTAGCCAGGTCAGAGGCGAGGCAGAGTCCCGCATCGGGGATATCCAGTGGCCTGGTTACCAGGACTTTGTCCAGAAGACAGAGGCTTTGAATCTTTCTCAGAGGGCTCTCAAGGAGGGTCGTACCGAGAGAGGATTGGCGCACGGAGAGACCAAGGGAGGTAAGCTAGTAACTGCTGGGGCTCTTAAGTTTGACTTTGAGGGTCAGTTTGGGGACAGTGTCGCCGCCATGCGGGATGTTCTCAAGCAGATGTCTCAGGATCTGGATCCGGAGTCTTTGGCCAGATTGCGAGATACTTTCCACAATGAAGCTAAGATCTACCGAGAGGCTATTAAGTCTTCCGGCGAGCAGGGTGCTGGTAGGAAGGGATTCCAGGAGTACACCCGAGCGGTTCAGGAGTTCCAGGCTCACGAGCTTCAGATGTATATTAACCGTGCCCGAAAGCTCCAGAACGCAATCGCTGCTCTTAGAAATGCTGGACAGCAGGACACCACCGAGTTTGCAGACGTAGTCGAAGAGTTCGATAACGCTATGGTTCAGATCAATGCTGTGCTGAGCAGACTGCGCTTGCCCGGTGCAGGTGCCATGTCTGGTATTGCTGCTACTCGCGGTGGGGGCATGACGGACGCTGCTGGTACTCTCGGTATTAAGCCCGGAGAGGAACAGTATAAGGCGGTTATTGAACGTCAGACCCGACAGAGTGAAGACTTCAAGCCTATGGGTCAGAGCCTTGATAGGATTAAGGATGAGATCAAGGCCGGTATGGATTCTACCCAAGCATGGGCTGAGATCTGGGACGAGTTGGTACAAGATCCTAGAATCATGGCTGATAATATGGCCCGAATCGCCGAGATCATGGCGGAGTTTAAGAAGCTTGCTAAGTTTGAAGTTGGTGGTGAGGCAGAGAAATCCTTCGAAGCGATCGCTAAGAACGCAAGAGACGCAGCGAAGGAGCTAGAGAGGTTGGGAGTTCGTTCAGGGTCCGATCTAGCAGAGGCTATGGGTTCGAGTAAGGTTCTGCAGAAGGCAGGAACCCGAGGTAAGGGGCTCGCTGAGGCTGTCGAAGAGCAGATGGAGAACGCTAAGAAGCGGGCTCTGCAGTGGCAGCAGGAGATGAATGACATCCTAGCAGCAGGATTTGATATCCCAGGTAAGCATCTCCAGGGCGGTACTATTGATATCATTGATCCTAAGTCCCAACAGGTCCTTAAGAAGTTCAGACTGGAAGGTACCAAGACTGGAAAGACTGTCACCGCAGCTTTGAATGATATCACCACAGCGAACCAGAGAATGACCGGAACTATGCGTTCCGCGCTTCGAAGAGTTGTCCAGTGGGGATTTGCTACCGGTGTGGTCTATGGTACCATTAGAGCGTTCCGACAGGCCGCTGATACGATCACCACAGTTGAGGATAAGATCACCGGTCTCAAGAAGGTTATGGATACTTCCGTCACCAACTTTGCCAGGATGCAAGACGGTGCGGTTGGCTTTGCTAAGGAATTTGGTGTCGCAATCGAAGATGTCCTTGATGGTATGGTTGTCTATGGTCAGCAGGGTTTGAAGATGGGCAAGATCATGGAGCGTACTCGCGCTACCATGCTTGCTGTTAATGTCACCACTATGTCCTCTGTGAATGCTACAGAAGCTCTCACAGCAGCACATAAGGTTTTCGGGGATCAGGTGTCCACTTCCACCGAGTTCGTGGATGCTTGGGCAGCTGTCGCAGCTAGACACGCTATTACTGCGGAAGATCTAGCGGACGCTGTTAAGAGATCCGGTGCGGCAGCCCAAGTTGCTGGAGTTGGTTTCGAAGACTTCATGGGCATCGTAACTGCGATCGGTGCTGTTACTCGACAGACTGGTAAGGAAATTGCTACAAGTACCAAGTTTATGTTCCGCGCAATGAGAAGACCTACTGCGCAGAAGGCTCTTGGTGAGATGGGCATTCAGAGTATGACCCCTGGAGGCGACTTCAGAAGTTCTCTAGATATTCTCAAGCAGGTTGCTGCGGGCTGGGACGGTATGACCCGGGCCCAGCAAGTTAATCTCGCCCAGGCTATGGCGGGAATCAGACATTATAACTCGTTCATTGTTTTGATGAACAACTTCGACGAAGCCCTGCTGGCTAGCGCTGACGCTGCTAACTCGCAGGGCTTTGCTATGCGTAAGAACCGATTGGCGATGCAGACTTTCTCTAAGAATATGTCTGTTCTCAGGGAGAGTGTAAAGGGACTGGCAATTGAATTGGGTAAGACCTTGCTCCCAGTTGGTACTGGATTGATTCAGCTCATGACAGGAATGACTAAGGCAGTAAGTTCCCTACCTTCGGGAATTTTGACAGCTACTACAGCCATTGCTGGTATGGGATTGGCAATCCACAAGACTTCTGACCTCCTTGCCGATAGCATGGACGCTTTCTCTACAGGAGAGGTTGATCTTCCTGACGGCGGACGCGGTGGAATCATGCGCAAGATCGGAGCATCCGCTTCTGGAATTTCTTCGGGATGGTCCGCTGCCAGTGCTCTCGATATGGGAGCAGATGCTGCTGAGCTTACCCGGATGGGCAAGGCTGCTTTCTATGCCAAGAAGGGTTTGATTGGTCTTGGCCAGAAGGGAGGTGTCGCTCTGATGCAGCTGGGTAGTGTTATCCCGGTCGTCGGCGCAGCCGTCACCAAGCTAGGAACCGCACTCGCTCTGGGAGGAGCTGCGGCGGGAGGTGTCGTCCTGGCTGGAATTGTGGCCACCTTGGGCGGTCTTTACTATGCTTATAGACAGGTCACCAAGTCAGCCGCTGACTTCGAACAAGAGCAAGAGAAGGCCATCGGTCAGAGCGAAGACACAGCTTCTAGGCTCCGTGCCCAGATTAGTACCGCGGACCGACTGGCCCTGTCTTATGTTAAGGTCACTAAGGCTGCCGAGGGTATGTCTGACAACGCTAAGCTCCAGTCTGCTCTCCGCGAGGGTAGATTTAAGAGCGCGGCGAAGGCAGCTCAGACTTACTCCGATATGCTCTCTGAGGTGTCTAACAGCATGGCAGCTTTGGATCCGAGTAGTGTAAGAGGCATTACTGAAACTGGAGATTACGTGACTGGGGTTGATAAGAATTTCCAGGCATTAACTGCTTCGGCTTTAGACGCTAGAAATGCCATCACCATGGCTATGAAGACCGATGTAATTTCCGAATTTGCTAAGGAGTTGGAAACTCCGGAAGGAATTATTGATAACATCGCTCAGGGCTTTTTAGACTTTGGTGATGCTATTACTGGCGGTGCGTTTAATCTAGGAGAATCTGGAGGCTACGACGCTGCTAGTCCTCTAGGCAAGTTGGCGGATGTCCGTAAGGAAATTCAGAAGGTAGCCGAGGAGATGCGAAAGCAGGAGTCCACGGGAGAGTACACTCTAGTAAATCAGGATAAGATGAATCGCCTGGTTAGAGAAGAGCAGGAACTAAGGCAGCAGACCTTGGGTACTGCGGAGAACATGAGGCGTATTCTAGAATCTATGCCTACGTTCGAAGACATGGGTATGGCTGGAGAGAGAATTACCCCGGAGCTTTTCCAGAACCTATCAGGCGCAGCCGCTGCCGGAGGTTTTGGTAGAGGAAGCACGGGTGAATCTGTAATTACCCAGTTCATGGCGAGACAGGCGGGGCAGGGAGGAATTATTGATTACAAGGCTGCCCAGAGCGCATCGCTAACCGCAGCAGCTTTCCACGAAAGGGGCATCCTTGGTGAGGGAGGTGCTGGTGCTGTAACTTCTGGAGTAAGTAGGAATGAGATTGCTATTCTGTCCAAGGAAGCTGGGGAGGCTTTGGCTGTAGGTACCCGAACTATGTGGGCCGATTTTGATCGGGTAACTGGTCAAGTTATGTATCGTTACTGGGACTCCACTACCCAGAGTATGGAGACCCTTTCCGGTAATGCGGTTCAGGCAACAATCGCAGGTCTAGAAAGCCAGAGCGGTAATGTTGCTACACACTTCATGCGTTACGCTCAGAAAGAGGTAGAGGCGGCCGCAGACAACACCAAGAAGGTCCTGTCCATGCAGTTCACTGGCGCTCTCGCTGGAGTTAGAGTCCCTGCGGGCGGTATGCCTAATCTAGGACCTGCCAGAAATGAAGAGCTTACTGTGGACCAGAGAGTTTTGAAGTCTATGCCTGTGGAGATGCAGAAGCTGGCTAATGTCCAGGCGGAGTTCAATGCTCTTACTAAGGAGTATAGTGAGGAAATCCTGTCAGATGTTCAGGGAGCTTACACCCGACAGGCTAAGTCCGGACAGGCGCTGAAGGTAATGACTCAGGAGATTCTTGTTTTGGCTTCTAAGCTGCAGCAGGAGGGTTTCCTGCTTACGGTTATGGGTAACTATCAGAAGATGCAGGAGCAGCTGGCCATTACATTGGAGCAGTCTGCGGAGGCTGCACGGGACGCCGCCCGTGCTGAGGAGAATAGATCTAAGTATCTAAAGACCACGTCTGGAGCTTTGGCGGGTATGGGAGAACTCCCTAACCTGGATCTAGGAAAGGGTCTCAAGGAGTTGACTTCCCAAGAGAGATTGGCCCGGGACGTGCCTGGAGTTGCCCAGTTTATGCGTAACGTGGCTTCCACCGAAAGGCAAAGAGGGGCGGATGTAGAACTTCTTAACGAAATTGAGAAGCAAATGGCAGCCTTCCAGGATGCCTCCGAGGACATGAAGGAAGCAGGTGAGTCTATGACCGCTCAGCAGAAGGAGCGGATGGTAGATGCTGCTATGAAGGGAGCTACTCCGGGAGAGCTTGAGATGATCCGCTCCCTGGAAACCGAGACTGGTGAGGTTCAAAGTATTCTCGAAGGTCAGACTAGTCTACAAGAGCAGATGTTGGAGAAGTTGGGGGTCATCGCCGAACTCTCCGCAACGGCAGATCCTAACGAAAGAGCTAAGATTATGGCCGGCCACAGCTATCAGGAGCAGACCAAGGCTTTCTCCCAAGTAGCTGGTGGGGCCCAATTGCGAGATGTTCTTAGAGAAGTTCTTAAGATCCGGCCTACCGGTAAGGACGGTGCTTTCGAGGCTGTAGGTGACGGGAATCCCCATCAGAGAATTGCAGAAATGATGAATGCCTACGCTAAGCTTTCTAAGATCGAACATGGTGGTGGTACAGGCACCGCATCTGTTGGAGAAGGCGGCTTCATGGGATTTGGTGGAGATAAGAAGGGTTATACCCGTGCCGCCGATGTTCACCGAGATCTACAAGCTGCCCTAGAAGAAACATTCTCTGAGTCTGCCGGCCTTCTGGAGCAGATGTCTGCTGAGATGATTTCTAGAACCTCCAGTGGTGATTTTGAAGCAGCCGCCCGGGCTGCTGAAATAGAGCAGAAGAATACTAATATCGCCGAATACAACGCTACCATTGCTAAGAAGCAGCAAGAACTTGAGAAGAAGTACGGTGAGGCTAAGAAGGCCACCATTGCCTCTCTTGAGCAGGCCAATAGAGAATTGGCAGCTAAGGAAAGTTTCCGAATCGCAGTAGCTACTGAGACTTTCGCAAAGAGCCTTGAAGATATCTCCTTGGATATGGAGAAGGCTGCTCTCTTAGGAGAGAGCACTAAGATCAAGTCTGCCATTGATGGCGTCCATGCTATTGTTGGACAGCCGGGAGGTAGAACTGATTTTGAGAACAGAAGAAGAGAGCTTGAGCAGCAGGGGCGCAACAGACCCATGTCCTTGTCAGACATGCGTGCGCGGGATCAGGCCCTCGCAGATCTGGATCAGGAGGAGAAGGCTGCTAAGATCAAGGAAAAGCAAGATGTTGAGATTGCAGCCCTTCGTCAGATTCAGAGCCAGGCTAATCAGGTAAGGGAGGTTTTGGCTGGGGCCGCCCTCGATCCTAACCTTGACGAGGGGACTAGGAAGAAGGCCCAGGACTTCCTCACAACTTTGAATGAGGAGTTGGCCACCTCTGAGCAGGCCCAGAAGAAGGGGCGTGACGGTGAGTTGTTCTTCAAGGGTATTCCTTCTCTGGATAGATTAGCTGATTTCGCTAAGGAGATGCGGACTAAGGCAGAGGGCCAAGCTAAGAAGGCGGCCCAGGATCAGCAGGCAGCTGCGGTTAGACAGGGTACGACCCACGTAGCCCAGGCTATTCAGAATACTGGAGATCAGCAACTTGCTGAGCTTCGTGCTATCCGTCAGGCCTTTGAGGCTTTGGCTAAGCAGCGTTCGGGTCTTACCGAGAACCCGACCGCGTCTACTGCAGAGCAGCAAGCTCTGTCCAATGATCTTGAGGCCCGGGGCTGGCCGCGTACTCGCACCGAGGCTCAGGCCGCTGCAGCCGGTGCCCCTTCTCTTCAGGAGGCCCGTCAGAATAGAGCCAATCAGGCGGGAATGGGTGGGGCCGGTCTGTTAGCTGCTATGGGTCTTAGAGCTAAGGGGGCTGTAGACCTACCCACAGACGTTATCGAGACTAAATTTGGTAGAGTAATCAACACGGTCCAGAAGATCGGCGATGATTTAGTAGTGGCCTCTTCTCATCTGGACGGTAAGCTTGTTGGTCTTCAGGAATTTAAGGTTGAGACTGCTTCTGACGGTTCTAAGGTTCTTAAGGGTACCCATATTAAGGATGCGGGAGTTGAACTTCCTGAACACTTAAGAGGTCAGGGAATTGGTTCCGGAAGGCTCGCAGAGACCATGAAGTGGGCTCAGGCCGAGGGTTTCTCTGAGATTAGAAGCACCAATTCCCCACTTGCTGAGCAGACAGGTGCTTATAGGTCGGCCGCCCGTCGTGCCGGTATGGATCTGAGTGTAAGCCCTCGCGCGTCTGACCTCGGCGGTGGTTACATGATGGATGATCTGCAGGATTCTGCTCTTAGAGTCTCTTTGCAGGACGGTCCTGGACCTTCCGCCGCTGAAGATGTTGCTAAGGCCCGCGCAGGTAATTGGCGCGGAATGAACGACATTGAGGCTTCTCAGTGGGAAGCCATGCACAATGAGCCTTTCCGTATCCAAAGTGCTGCGCAGACAGCTCCCCAGGGGCCCGCTACTGCCCCTGGTATGGGGGAGAGGTTCCAGAACTGGAGAGCCGGTCAGGCAGGAGCTTGGACGGGAAGCGGTTGGGCCCGGGCAGGTAAGGCTTTAGGTGCGGCAGGTGTCGGCTTTGAAGCTTATCAGGCTGCTAACACGATGGTCGGTGCAGAATCAGCACAGACACCAGAGGAATTGAATAAGTACGGAGGACAGTTAACTTCTCAAGCATTGGGTGCCGGAGGTGTAGCTGCCCTGGCTGCTGGAGGAGGAGCCGTTGCTGGTCCCGTCGGTGCTATCGGTGGTGGTCTGGTAGGAGCGGCCGGTATGGTTGCTGATCATTTCAGCGGAGCGGGTTCTTTGGACTACGCTGGTCAGTGGTGGAATAAGAAGCTCGGAGGTGTCCCGGGTCAGATTGCTCAGATGGGCGGTAAGGCTTTGATGGCACCGGGTAACTTGGCCGGTGACGCCGCTGATTGGTGGAATACCCGTGGTGTTGATATGGGTCCGGGACCGACTCCGGCAGGCGAGGCTCCCCCGGCAGCCGCTAAGCCTGTAGCTAAGGATTGGGATGCTATTGTAGCTGCTAAGATGGCGGAAGCGGGACCTGATGTTTACAGTAAGCAGCAGCTGGGCGGAACAATGGGTAATAAGTTCTTTGCTTCTGCTAGTTCTAAGCGCGGTTACGGTGGTGGGACTTTGATCTCCGAGGGAGATTTGGCAGGGGACGGTCCTATTAATCTTAACGCTTACATCGATAAGATGCAACGGAGTCGTGAGTACCACGCAGGCCAGACGAACATCCCTGCAGTCGGAACTACCAACAGCAACCTAGAAATGCAGCGACAGGCCCGAGGCCAGGGCAACGCTGACAATGTACCTGGAGGAATCGTTACTAATAACAACGGTGCGCCGGGAACACAAGACACCTCTGCTGCAAATAGAGTAAATCAGCAGGGAGGAACTGGTTCAGATTCTTCTGGAACAGCGGACGCTGTAGAGAGCTTGAGTTCTGCGATAGAATCACTTAATTCTAAACTAGATGGTTTGAGCGAACTAACTCTGCCGGACAGTCTGACTAGTAGTATTGAGAATATTGGAAGCCAGGTAGCAGATGCTATTACTGGGCAGTCCCTTAGCGTAGAGGTCACCAACGAGCCTTCGGTTACAGTAAGCAATCTTTCTGACATCAACACAGAGGGAGGTGATAGCGCTCTTGGTGCTGATGTTCTTCAGCTAGCCACCGCTGTTTCTAACCTGGAAGGTACTAGTGAGATTCACACTACGCAGCTGACCGACCACGAGGGCAGGATTACCACTAACACCGCCTTGTCCACTGCTAACCAGTCCGCGCTTGAGGCTCTAACTACCGAGGTAGAAGGGTTCGACACTGGTAGAATTGATACCCTGGCCACTACCCAGACCGCGCAGGAGCAGAGGTTGGCTGCTGTCGAGCTGGAGTCTAGTACAACTGCTGCTACCGTTGCTACTACAACCGCAGATCTTGCCACCTCCCGCGGCGAGGTAACTACTCTCAGCGAGACTCTTGAAGGAATCGATGCGAGAGTTACCACGGCGGAGAGCAACGCTAGCGACGCCAACATCCTTGCCACTGAGGCCAAGGAAGAGGCTACAGAGGCTAAGACTACCGCGGAGAACGCGACTACCGTTGCGGAGACCGCAACTAATAACGTGAGCACTCTTACCGATAGACTGACTGCACTCGATCAGACAATTGAGAGCAACCGCCAGAAGGTTATTACTGAGGTGGGTGCGGTTCAGACTTCTGTAAATCAGCTTACTCCGAGAGTCACCGCGAATGAGAGATCGATTGCCGAGATCCGGCAGCTGGCTCTTACCGCGGACCAGAAGGCGGGACAGGCACTGGGTCTGGCCCAGAAGTCATCCTAAGGGGAATTAGATGGTAGACAATCCTATTACAAGAGGTGATAACAACCCGAACACTCAGGCTGCGCTCCAGCAGACTACTAATAATTTGGTGTTCAAGGGATCTCCTAGCTTTGAGACTGTTGTTATCGGTAATCCGGATCCGCAGAACACGACTTTGGATCCTGATCCCGACCGGCCTGTCTCTCAGTTTGTTCTGGAGACTTGTAATATTCCATTCAACCAGCCGGTTCTAGGAGGTTCTCTTCCGGGATACGATATTCGGAATCAGGACGCTACCTCCATGCTCCGACTGTCTTTGGCTACTGAGCTTTTAGATGACCCGCCACCCGGATCTAGTCGAACAGGTCCCGGTGGTTTCGCAGAGGTAGAGATTGATCCTTTTGGTATCGCTAGGTTTTATATCGTGGGTAGATCTCCCGCTACTGGTCTGGATGTTAGATACTGCATCCCTACAGGTCAGTTGATTAACGATGCTAACATGGTTATCGTGCGGGGATATGATCCCCCGATCACACGCGAGCTTCGGGATTCCTTTGACGGAATGAAGAACGCAGAGTATTTCGGTTATGACGACTGCGCTAACCAGACATGTGAGCAGGAAGCCAATTCTAAGTATGCTACCATCGCATACGACGACCCCGCTCTCGACCAGCAGTACAACGACGACATCATCAACTCCTATGAGATTAAGGCTTTCGAATCCCTGCTGGGATACATCGTTGACTTTGACGTTAACAATGGTAATCCCACTCCTACAGGTGTTCGAATTTCATTTGGTGACTCGTACAAGGAATACATCCGAATTGACTCCGAGCTATTTAAGAGGAGTGTAGTAGACGGAACCATCCCTATCTCCAATACCTTTAATGGTGCCGGTCAGGGCGGTGGTGTTATCGGCGCGGGACGTTCGCCCAGCGCGGGTGTAGGTGGAGCAGCTGGTTCTTCTGTCCAGGCTACCGTGACTACGGTTAATGAGAACACCGGCGACTGTGACGTTAGTACCACCACCGTTGTTGGGTCTTTGGTGGTGCTTGGTAATGAGCGTTTCGTTAGAACCAACAAGTACGGGGAAGAAGAGTCCGACTTCATTGGTGTGACCGACATTGTTTTCTCCGGACAGAAGGTGTTCCAGGTCCAAGAGTTCGTAGGTGGTGGTCCTGGATTTGGTGGCGCGGGTTTTGCTAAGACCATCATCGGAACCAACAAGGAGCTTATTAGTCTTCAGCATGGTAGGAACTGGACATGGACTTCCCGAGCTAACGGTGATGTAGAGATCAACCTGTTCAGCGTAATTGACAGTGACTACACCGCTTTGATCTGTCGGTTCTATGACGACAACCCCCAGGTACCCCCGGATTTTGATTGGTTGGAAGCAACCAAGGACGATCCTAATAATCCAGTAGTGTCTACTAATCAGTTTAGAGATTACGTTTGTGCTATTGGCGATTCCCTAGGATACAAGGTAGTTAGTGGTGAGATGTGCATTATCGTGGAGCGGAGACGTCCTAGCATTGATGTTTATGACCCCTCCGGAAACGCCATGTCTATCGCTAACTCTATTGCTATTACCTATACCCCCATCGTTTTGGTAGATGAGCCTGCACCCATTGCGTATGCATCTAACCAGACCTTTCTCCAGAGTATTGATGAGCAGTCTGGGGCGGGGGGTAGAACTATTCCTGGGACGGGCATCATCGATCAGACCGACGGTATTAGAGATAACGATCCTTCTACTACGCAGGACTTTGATGAGAGTGAGCTGTCCATTCTTCAGGACAACGTTAATGGTACTACCATTGACATCACGCTGCCCTTCCTGGACGAGCAAGAGTCTCTCCAGGTAGCTCAGAACTTCCTGTCTCAGCAGTCCGAGACTGTTACTACCACATCTGTTGTGTTGGGTCCGGATTCTACTCCCCGGCTGGGAGATGTATTTACAGACTCTAGTGGTAACACATCCATCATCAATGAAATTAACTACTCCTATCAGGACGGAAGTCAGTATTTGATTACAGTTACTACCGGTCCTAGATACCTCACAGCAGGTAGCTTTAACGACTCCCAGTATCAGCTTCAGACAGAAGATGTTACTAAGGAAGGTACCATTATCCAGGATTATGGTGATGGTGCTACTTATGTCTGTCGTCTCCGGGGCGGGGACGAGGTTACCGCGCTCAGCTTTGTTCTGGAAGATATCTCGGTAGGAGACAAGTGTCAGGTACGAATCTTTAATAACCCAGTGGAGAATATCTAATGGCCAGTTGCGCAAACATTACAATTGAGAAGATCCGAGCTGAGATTACAATCGGAGACAAGACCTTTGTCACCCCGGACATCAAGTCCTTTAATGTCCAACGCTCCCGCACCGCGCTCGCTGCTACATTCAGTGCCTCTATTGAGGTTCCCGTTACCCAGCAGTTTGCGACGGGTGAGCAGATTGTTATCAGGGCGGGTACCGAGGGTAATGAGCAGACCATCTTTACAGGCACAGTCCGATCCGTCACAGTGAACCCCGCTTTTGAGCGTGCTACTTCTTATATCGTTAATCTTTCCGGTGCTGATAGATTTCAGGAACTGGAAGGCAAGAATGTTTCCCGCCGTCAGCGCACCCGAGCTGCGCAGACTTTTGCTGCTATTACCCAGGTTACTCCTAAGCCGCAGAAGGGTATCTCTTACGATGTTAGAATTGGTGGTCAGGGAGGCTCTGCCCGCGTAACCGCTACGGACACTAATGTTCGAGAGAATCCTAAGCTTGTCCGGACTGAGCGTCCTCACTACGACCCCCTGAACAACACTAAGAAGCCAGAGGAAATTGAGGATGAGAGAGACACCTCTCTGACTGGTGGAGGAGGTTCTACCTTGGGAGTTAGACCCGCATCTGTAGCCATTCCGGTAAATGGATCTGTTCGTTTCCGGGTGGAAAATGCCACTTATGCTCCAGGTGATACCTGGGCGGTTTCAGATACCAGAGTTGGTACTATCGTAGACAGGATGGATGGTACCGCTATTTACACCCAATTAGCCCTGGGAGAAAATGTAGTTACTTTCCGAGACTCTAGCGCAGGTAACGTCGGAACAGCCACTGCTCTCGGAATCCCGGTCCACGACCACAGCAACCTTGGTCAGGGTGGTCCGGCATTTGGTGTTTACGCTTCCGAGTAGGGTTGCGTTTAGGTTGACAATCCCGTATAATTAGGAGGAACAAATCTACCCATGGTATGCGAATGTGTCGTAGCTGGCCTGTTCCAGGTCGGGTACGAGGGGATTATCTCAGTAAGTATAACTGGTTCGTCCGAGTTCCTTGACATCCTAAGTCAATGTGACGCAGCTCCAAATGTGTTCTCAGAGGTCCGAAAGCGTCTGAAGGGGCCCTCGGTCGGAACTATGAATATAACCGCTTACGCGTTCCCTCAGGGCTCTTCAAACAAGCTTCTGGGGACGTCCTGTCCCTCCCAAGCTGGTGTAGATTTGCCCACCCAGCAGCGCTTCGACTGCGAGAACAATATCACCCGGATCATCCGTACCAAAACAGGACAGGCTTTTCGTGAGGGAGATGAGATTGATGGCATCACCCTGACGGACGAGTTCTGCTCCTTCCGTACCGTCAATGCTAGCGCGTCCTCAGGGCCCGCAACGCAGGTGGTGGATACGGAGAGGTTCCTAGGTTCCGATCTCATCTGGACGGGACCTCCTTTCGCGTTCGATACCACGGACGCGGATACGCTAGACTTTACCATTCTAGGATTGGAAGTTAAACTTACTAATTTCAGCGTCCAGGTTCAAGCTCCTGGGGCTGCCACAAATAGCTATACTTTCCAGTACTCAATTCCATCGTGTGAAGGAGATCTACTATAATGGTAACAAGATCAACATCTTACAGACTAAGAGCCGGAGGCCCGCAGGCCCGTTCTGACACCTGCCAGACCTCCGTAGCTTCTCAGCCAGGTGACATCACCGGATACGTGTTGCAGACCTTTATGGCTGAGGAGGTTATCACGGATACTTGTGAGGACAAGGAGCGGCTCCTTTGCTCCACTGATATGATTGGGCTGGGCGGTAACTACACCGCAGCTAGCTACAGTGCGCAGAGATTCCTGGATCCGAACACCAACAATATTGTCTTCACAGCCTCGGAGACTTATGATCGGATCATCATTGATGAGGATGATGTGCCCGGAGCGGCGGCTCTCTAATGGCTGAGCAGTTTGAATTTATCGATTGTCCGACCATCAACATCTCGTACCAGTCTAACGGACTGGCTACGGTTTCTTTTACGGTGGTCTCTACAGAACAGGTACCGGGAGTTAATCCTCCCCGTAACTACACGGAATTAACTTTTGGCGGCGTGGATTTCAAAGGTTACCTTACGGAGGTAGTCTCTGCTGTAATCCCCGCTTCAATTCCCTCAGTGTTTGAACATAGAATGACACTAATAGCAACGGGGTGCGCGAATGATTGTCCTCGCGGTACTACCCCATAAGGAGAAGGAATATGGGTTGTTGCGGAAGACCAAACAACAGACAGAATAAGGAAGGTGCGTCTGGTTACTACCAGAAGTATGCGTACCTATCCTCGCATCAGCGCGAGCAGGCCGAGAAGATCGTAGGCCAGATGGGTAAGTGCATTCCCTGCGACGCGCTAACTATGGGTGACCCGTGCACTATCTGCGGAAAGCCCAAGACTACAAAGGAGGAACAGGAATAATGGTTGTCATCATCGGTGCAGGAACTACAGTTACATCCGACAAGATTTCCAGCGGATTTGTCTCTGTCAGTTTTAACCTGTCCCCTCAGGTAGAGCGATTGTTCCAGCTCGGAAGCTTTAACGCTTTTGACACGAACGTCACTACTCAGGAGAGCGCTAGTATCACCAGCTATGGTGGTGCCTCTACTCCTGTCGCTCTTGCACCGTCCACCTCTTGTGATGATTCCACCGCTAAGATGGACATCACAATCACCCCCGCCCCTTGTACTGGAGCCACTGATCCTATTGTCCGAACCGGTAGTAACGCATTGTTCATTACCGGTTTCTCTTATTCTAAGGATTACCAGGGATATGGCCAGGAGAGCTGGAGTCTTACGGGTAAGCCCCAGATTCAAGGCTTTACTGGTAACATCGCTTACATCCAGGGTTTTGCCGAGGGAAACAGAATTACGGGTTCCGATATCGTCAGCAATGACGGTCTTGTACTGGTGGACAGTGCTACGGGAACTCCCGGACAGGTTGACGCTACGGGACGAAATATCAGTGTGAGTGCGGGTTCTCCCGGTCTAGGTAACGACGACGATCAGGACTTTGGTCGAGCTACCCAGGTCGGTGGAGGTGTGGGTAAGGAAGATGGTAAGAGAGGACAGTCCTCTGCCAGTATTCCTCACCAGTTGATCTTCTTTTAATCGGAGCTTTATGATGAAGGTATTAAGCAAGTATCGTTTAGAATTGCATTGGGATTCAGTAGAGTATGCGGAGGACGACCGAGCAGTGCTCAAGGGGGCTTATTTTTGTGGGGCCGTTCTCAAGGACGCAGCTAGGATTAATGACCAGGATCAGCTAACGTTAGATATGACTAAGCAGCACGTCATCTTACCTGCTATGGAAGATTATTACCAAGCAGTACTCCAGTGGAAAGGGGTAGACTATAAGGATGACAAAGTTTTTTTTAAAGAGTGTTCGGTAAAGGGGAAATACGTTAACTCCCTCGAAAAACTCGAAAACGAAGACTGGATACTTATAGATTGCAGAGAACATGAGGAAGAGAACCATCCCTTCCTACTGGTCTACTGGTCGGAGGTCCATAAAAGAGACAAGGAGAGGAAGTACTAATGGCAATTACCCCACAAGGTGATATCTTCAATCCATATGGTACTCCTCCGTCTTACACTTCTGCTATCTCAGGTAGTAAGGTTCGTGGATCTAAGACCTGGAGGTACTGCCCTTATTCCACCCAGATCACGGACTACAATCAGAACGCAGAGGTTCCCGAGTTAGAGAAGGTCTACCATCAGGAGACCAACGGACGAATGCATACATATTCCCTAGGTGGTGGTTATCTAGGTTGGGTGTGTGCAGACAATGATTGTCCGTATTACACGGGAGCCGCAATTACATTAGTTACACAGCACGGACGACGATTCGTCCCTGCATCAGGTACTACTGCCTGTGCTCCCGACCTACCTACGCTTAGTGGGTCGGTCGAGGATTATCAGCAAGGCAGGAAAATAGTTTCCGGCACTAGGTATTACCAAATATAACTAACCCCATAGGAGGAAAATCATGGCAATCAACGTAACTGTACGTGATATTGTCAACTTTCCGGGTGGAACCCCAAAGACCATCACATTGGATATCGCACAGATCATCCCCAGTGGTGGCAATCCGGAAGGTGACGAGATCTGGGTCACCTCTTCTACCACGACTGCAACCGCGTCTGGTGGAGGGGCTATCCAGGACATCTTTAAGAATGAAATGAAGCGAGGATATCTCCGTGGTGTCCCGCCAGCAACCGCACTTATCGACATCGGCGCAACCAATCGGTTCGCACTGGCTATCGACGAGGCTATCGGTAATGCTGTAGATATTGAAGTATCCGCAGGTACTAACCTGCTCCCCACTGACGTCGCTCAGGACATTGAGAATCAGATCCGCAATCAGGCTGAGATCGGACAGGGTGGTGCTAAGGAGGGTAACCTCTCCTACCTGAACGCTCAGGTCCGCTTTGTTAACGGTGTATTCCAGATTGAGTCCGGTACTGTTACCGATCGATTCACTGGTCCCGGACGAAGCTCTGTTGCTATCGCAGCACCCAGCTTGGGCACCGATGTTCGAGAGACTCTCGGTCTTCATCTTACTGTTTCCAGTGAGCAGCTTGCTTCTCGCCAGCTGGCTGAGACCGCACTGGCTTCCGATTATTCTTCGGGAGATCTTCTTGAGGTAGTCAGTACTGCAGGATTTAACGCAGGTGAGACTCTTGAGATTCGAGACACTAACAACCAGCAGCTTGTTCTGATTTCTGGAGCAGGTGTCGGTGATGGTCTTTCCGCGTCCGAGATCCGCTTCGTTGTGGTTTCGGGTGCTTCTCTGGGACTTGCCAATGCTTACAGCACGGGTGCTCAGATTCGTAAGTATCATCCGATCGATGGTCCGGATCCCGTATCCGCTATTAGCACTGTCGATCAGCTGTATCGATTCCAGATTGACAGCATGGTTAATCAGGTAGACTTCTCGTCGTAATCCATGGTCGTATTTTATCTACGTAACAGCCTTGCTCCCGATGATAAGATCGTTCCTATTACGATCTCTCTATCATTGGACGGCGTTAAGCCTTATGAGAACCCCGCCCGCCCTGACCAGGATCCGCTAGGAACAGGTACAGAATTTCCTAACCTTGCGGATCTCGAAGGTGACGGGATTTGGCTGTTAATCGTAGCACCCCCGCGCGATGAATTAGATAAGGATACGGGGCAGCCTATTCCCCCGGAGATCATTAATGTGGTCTCTCAGGATACTCTCCATGAGGAGATCGAGGCTGCTATGGGTAGAATCGGTGAGAGGGTCCAATGGCCCGCTCTTTTCGATGACGTCCAGCCCCCGAAACTTATTCACATTGAACCCGAGCAGAATGCTACAGATGTAAGTATTTTGAGCAATATCATCTATCGCATTCAGGAACCTCTTCCCGCAGCAGGTTTGGATTTATCTACTCTGAATATCAAGCTGGACGGATTACCTATAGTAACCAGCGGAGTAGCTGAGCCTGGAGAAACTGTGGAATTCAGAGGCAACATCTTTGATCTAGAAATCATCCACCGACCGAAAAGAGACATTTAACTAGGAGAGCCCTATGATTCAAAATATTCGCCTGTTGTATGGCAATATGACCCGCGTAGACGGGTATTTCTACAGCTTCGATCACGCCACAGATACCATGATCAAGAAGACGGATGATGGTACTTTGGCTTTTGCGTATCCTCTGGATACTCCTGTCCCACGTGAGGTTATTGATATGACCTTCGACGGGGAAAGCTGGTGGACCATGGAGCATATCTCTGCTAGTTCTTCGGACGGTTTCTATATCAAGCGCTGGGTTATCGAAAACTTTGTCATGGTTCTGCAGCAGACCTTCTCTTTTGCTTCAGACTCTAACGACACTTTTGATTCAGACGCAATGGCGGTGGAGAAGTATGGTACAGAGATTACTAACTTTGGTACAGTACTGAACGATCAGTTGGCCCTCTTTCAACTCTCGGACGAAGTATTTGCTCAGTTAACTGCCGGAACTAATATTTACCTAGGTCCGAGTACTCACCCTGATAACACGGGTGAGTTTTTGAGAGTGACTGTATCTTCTGCCAATCCTTTTACCAAGGTTGTTACACTTACCAGCCCTAAGACTAAGAAGTTCAATACGACAGATACCGCTGTATTCAGTAAGAATATTTGGATCTTCAACCAGAATCATTTGCAGGAATCAGGGGTGGGCTCTCTGTATAAGGTTAACGTTCTAGATGGTAACATTTTGGGACGGACTAAGGGTGGTGCTTTTAAGGATATCGGAGCGGCTAGCTTTGTGGATTTGATTGCGGCCAACCCTCCTAATGGTGTCTTCACGGGCGCATCCCTTGTTCAGTTCAATAAGCCCAGTTACCTCATCTTTATTCGTACCAACAACCTGCTGTTCATTGATGTTCTGGACTCCCAGCTCACTACTGAGCTGTCGGCCATTCAGAACAATTTGAGCCCTGATACTACAGAGGTTTATGACATCTTCGATCTGGGTTTGGAGGGGGACACCCTGTTCCGTCTCCAGCAGAAGTTCAACATTAATGGTACGGAATCATCAGAGTCTACCTACAACTATCAGCTGGCTACTTTCAGGCCTTTCCCGACAGCCATTGCCTTGACTGCGGACCCTGCCATTCTTCCAGCAGATAGCGGTAACTCTAACTCTCTAATCACAGCTACTGTGACTGATCAGTACGCTCTACCTTACGTACAGTCCCCGGCCGCTACTATTACATTCCAGACCAGCGGTGGTGGTACAGGATCTACGCTGACAGACTTCGGGCCGACCGCGCTGGACAGTAACGGACAAGCTACTACTACCTACATTACGGGTAATGCCGCAGGTCTGGTTACGATCTCGGCCGAGGTTACTATCTAAGGGGTTAGATTGGTATGCCCGTAAACATCGAAATCAACGACGGTAACTTCTCATTCGGTCCTGAGTCGGGATTCTTCTATACAGTAAACAAGAGCATCAACTCTCTTCTTCAGATAGAGGCTGACGGTACTGTAGTAAATACTTTCCCCATGACTCTTTCTCAGTTTAGGAATCCTATTCTAGAGCTTCACTATGATGGTACTTTCTTCTGGACCATGGAGAAGCTACCTTCCGACTTGGGAATGGTGATCAAGAAGTTTAGACTTCATCCTTTCAAAACTGCGGCTTTTCCCAGCGTCTCTCCTTCGGAGTTTCGTTGGCAAGATGAGATCACTCTGCTAAATTTGCCCAACATTATCTACGAATCCAGGGCATTCTGCATCGAGCACTATCACAGAGAATTCAGTGGGGCAGGAGTTCAGGGCTCTTTCTCTATTAAGTTGAACGACCTCACCGATATCGATCTAGGAGATACTCTCTATTTAGGCCCCAGCGCGGATGCTAACTATCTCGGGAACGAGGAGGAGATTACTGTAACCTCTCTGAACCAGCTAACTGGGGACGTGGGGTTCTTTAAGCAGGGCGGATTAGAGAACGACTTTACCCCATCAGATCCTGTTTCTTTTTCTAAGGGTGTTTGGGTCTTTAATGACCACTCTTACTCGGGAGAAGCTGATGGAAAGGGAACTCTAAATAAGTTTGGTTATCCTAGCCGTAACCTAGAAACCGTGGACACGGGAGCTAAGTACGCTGGGGTAGGAGCTTGCGACTTTGATCAGACCTCGATCTCTTTTGTTAGAGGCCCGATGATCATGAAGCTCAATCTAAACACCACTACCTTCGACCTGGAGTCTTCCCTGGAAGCCAATCTCATTGAAGCTGACAGGCATACCCTAATAACAGTGTACGATTTGATCTCTGACCTAGATCAAAATCTATACTACAAGTTACAGCAGAAAGAAACAAACGAGGATATCCCCACAGGAACCTATACCACTATCAACTTTGCCCCGGACTATAATTTCCAGACCCAGCCCACTCTACCCTTTGTCAATTCCACGGCTGTCCGCTTTGAGCCTACCCGGTTTGCTCAGACTTCTTCCTCTCCTAGGAGCTTGAAGTTTAGGGTATTTGCAGAGACCCGAGATCAGTACGACTTCCCTGTGTTGGGTAAAAGTGTGCAGTTTACTGCGACGACTAACGTATTCGGCAATCCTGGAATTCCAGGCACCATGGACCCTGCAGTGGATGTTACCAATGTTTCTGGTGTTGCTACTTCTGAGTACACCCCTAGCTCAACGGCGGAGGACATCTTAATTGACATTAAGGCACAGGTGCTGTAATGGGATCCCAAGTAATCGAAGCTTTGACAGAGCAGAAGGGCAATCAGATTACCAACCCGGCCGGTATCTCGCCTGATCCAAGCCGGCCCATTCAGCAGATTCCTCCAGGAGCATCTACAAATACTGGTACTAGTAAGCCGTTGCAGCAGAGATTGCAGCTCGTTACTAAGCCTGCCGGGCATTCGGGTAGCCCTCCGGGTGGAAACATCAGCCGTCCGATCGAGCAGATCGGAGAAATCAAATTCGCGCCCGATTTTCCAGACCCCGCCAAATCTCACGTCATGGAGCAGATTCGGCTGGTAACCGGAAATCACCCCGATGGTGCCATAGATCCTGCAGCGGAAACTCCTATCCAGCTTATTGACTTTAAGCAGGAGACTTTGGCAGGAGATACCTTACTGACCACTAGGCCGGTAGAGCAGTTTATTATTGCCAGTGCGGGTTCCAGCGTAAGCAGGCCGGTGGAGCTGGTTCCTAGGATTCAGAACTCTATTCAGGTAACCCAGTTCGATTTTGTGGACGTCATTTTCCCACCATGCAACAGTGTGAAAAATGCAACAACTACGAATATTCTTTGGAGAATCAAGGATTTCGGGTTTCCTTTTGATACGTCTTCGCTTATATTTACAGTTAAGGGAATACAAGTCCAGGACCGTCCTGAGTTCACAGTAACCAATCTACCTACAGGTCTGCAGCTTTTTTACGATCCCCCAGAGGACTTTGATTTCGAAGAGGAAGTGGTATGCTCCATTACCATTTCGGATACAGCTGTTCCAGCTAACACCTTCTTTCTTCGGTGTATTTGGTCTACCGTCCCTGACGTACGTCCTCCGTTTTTCCGCAGCATTACCCCTGCTTGTAACTCCACCGGTGTGGATGTTTTGGCCAATGTAGAGTTCGACGTTCTGGATTTCGGTGAAGGTGTAGATCCGGACTCCATTCGTCTCTCCATTGAAGGGGTGACCGTTTGTTCGGGACTGACCCTGGATCCCGTAGTGGACCAGGATTTCACTACGATTTCAGGTATCCCTGTCGGGACAGAAGTTACCGGGTACCATGTAACATATGAGCACCCCAACGATCCTTGGAGATATGGTTCCAATGTGACCATTTCCATGGAGGCACAAGATCTTTCGGTAAACAAAAACAGAGCACTCTTTGTTTGTGCTTTTGATGTGGAGGAGAGTGCTCCCCCAGTATTTACAAATCTACAACCCGAGCCGTGCGAGAGCTTTATTGACAATAGAACTGGCCTCTCTTTTGAGGTCTACGGGGTGGAGCACGGCATAGATATCTCCACCCTAGAGGTTAGAGTAGATAATACGCTCCGCAAAGTATTCGTGCGGCCAAGAATCTTGAGAACGGAGTAAGGAGGAATTTCCTGTGAATGTACAGCAAGGTAGACTAGGATCTACCGATACTACCAAGAATATGGAAAACTACTACAACGACTCTGTAGTTACAGGCGTTGAGGAAGTTGACCGAAGTGTCCACAATGGCACCCAATTTGTAAGACTAGCCCTGCAGAGGCCCCAGCCTACTTCAGCTGCGGGTGCCGCTTCAGGTAGTCCTGACACCCAGGTAGCCGTTCCTGGTTGGATTGACGGAGCTACTACTCCGATCGGTCCCGTTTCTCCTGCCGACCTCATGATCATTGGTTTTGGCCGCCAAGTATCTACCACCCAGATTAAGATCTACTCTACGACCACTATTGATACCAACACTGCTAACTGGACTGTTTCTACAAGTCTTAATAACCTAGACAGTGAGTACACAGACTCTAACTTTGAAGCTACGATTAGCTCTATTGACTTCGCAATTGAAGGGGGTCAGTTTACCTATACCGTAAAGTTTGGGGCTCCTCCGGTGGATACCACTGGGGACGGACTCCCCTGGTGGCGAGTGGCCCACAGCACAGCGGCATCCTTTGCCTTTGTTACTGAGGTAGAGCCGGTAAACAACACAACTAGCAACACCCCTCATATTCCAGCCCTCTCCTACTTTGATACGGATGGCTCTTTTGCTAGCTCCTTTACTTTTGAGAAGTCCAATATTCTGGACGCTTGTTATGACGACCCGAATACAAGATTCTATACTATCAGATTTAACACAGACAACGTGGGTACCACCAGCATCAATCTTGGAGATGACTTTTCGGACGCTGAGGCGGGATCCGCTGCTGCCACTAACAACTTTAACCCGGCTCGTTGGGTCGAGAGTACCGCAAATCCTCAGTTCCTTCGGAACCAGGCGAGTGAGATTCTGACCCATAACGTGGCTCTGGGTAACGGTCAGCTAGAAACTACCTATACAATGGCCTCTGACTTTAGAGCCGAGATTGAAGTAGATCCCATCTCTCTTTCCACAAATAAGAAGTGGTTTACCATCCGTGCTCTGGACGCCAATAACAATGTGGTTATGAGCGAGGGTGTGGGAACCGACACCTCCGTTACTACTACGGGTGTGTGGTTCTCTTCTTACGTCTCTGACCTAGTGGACGGAACTGCAGCCTGCGACTTCCGTGAGGGCCGTCCTCTTTGGCACAACGCTAAGGACGGTACTGATTCCTTCACCGTTGCCTTCGATGGTGCGAATTGGACAGTCACTGGAACGCTTACCGGAGCTTTGACTAACGCACAGACCGGTGTTCTCTACAACGAGACAGTAGATTCGGACACCCCAATTGAGTTCTTGATTTCCTGCACTGCGGCCCCGACCCCAGGTGAGCAGTTCACCTTCGATGTTGTTACTGTCAGCGGTCACAAGAATCCGGAAGAGACCGGTATCATTGGTTTCCAGAGAACAGGAGCTACTTGGAGTGGTTTAACTGGAGATACGGTAGGTCCAGGTGCCTCCGTTATCACCGATGCTTGTAACATTGAGTTGTTTGGCCACACCGATGGTTCCATCAACGTGGAGGCGGATAACTTCCAGGTTGTAGGTACTGGTATCTTCCCACAGATTGCTGTATTTACCGTAGAGAAGACGGACAATCAAGGAGACGTTGTTGGTTCTCCTCTGATAGAATCCTTCGACGTTATTGGTGATCCTAGTTTGACCTATAATGATTTCCTAGACGGTAGGGTCCAGATCGCTACTACTTCTTCGGGATCTGGTGGTGGTTTTGTTTACATCAAGGTAAACAACACCTTGTACAAGTACAACAACAATATCGCTCTCACTTCTGAGGATGGTTCTAGTTCGGTGATCTCCCCCACGGTGGATCAGATTCCAACAGACGGTACTAGTAGCTTTAACTGGACTCATGAGTCTAGCATTGGGGGTCTTCCTTTCCTAACCTATCTTGAGTACGAGACTGGGTTGGATATTCTTCACCTGAAGACTATTGACAAGGACACCCTTCTAAACACAACTGATGATAAGGAAGTCCTTCTGAACATTTCAGATTATGCGGCAAACCCTTACACAGTTTTCTACGACCAGAACGATTTTGATACCCTGTACTATATTGACACAGGAACAAATCTAAGAGCATTTAACTTGGATGACAGAATCTCTGCATTCATGGCGGTTAACGCGCAAGACACTACCATGCCCGCAGGTACTGCACAGAGTACTTTGGTTCACGCAGATGTAATTAATGCATGGGGTGAGCCGCTCGATGGTAAGGACGTTACGTTCCAGGTTACCGCAGGTGACGGTGCCGTTACTCCTTCCACGGACACCACGATCTCTGGTGGTAGAGCTACTACGCAGTTCACGGTGGGTGCTACGGTAGGAGTCAGCACAGTTACAGCAACCGTCACAGAGAACTAAGACGCAGGTGTATAGGTGTGACCATTGCCCACGATCATAACTGCCAGTACAAACCTTATTGCCGCATCAGGAATCGAGGTATCTAAATCTCAAGTCCAGGCTGGTGGTGTCGCGGGCGAAAGCACCCGAATGGTGCAGATTGGTGGTTTTACTAAGGGTACTACGGTTGACCAGTTCCAGGGTTTTGACCAGACCGAAAAGATTCGTGGCTTCCAAGGCGCAGGTAATTCTGGAAACATCATTGTTGCCAAGCTGGATGGGAGCGCGGACGACGAGGGTTTGGTATACAGCAATGTAATCCAGAATCCCAGCTTCGAGGGTGGTATTTCCCGTTGGTACCAGGCAGGTACCTCCCAGCACGGGGCGGCAGTTGTTTCTCAGTTCCCGCAGGGTAGGGGTTTTGATAACGGGAACGCGGCTGCCCTAGACGTCCCACAAGGGCAGAGAATGCTCCACATGATTAAGGCTGGGGAAACGGGTTCTCTTGCAATCGTCCAAGATGTATTTGAGGATTCCAACACAGCGCTACTCGGAAACTTTTCTTTCTCTGTAGCACCAGACAGTGCTTTTACTTCTTTGGGAAATCCCGCCGGTAGATTCGGAATGGTGGCTCTGCAATTCATCAGCGGTAATACTACCCAGCATACCATTGCTTATTATATGGGTGGAATTCCTCAGACCTTTCCTCCGGGATTTCCTAGTAGGGATCAGAACATTCAGCTGACTCATCCCGGAGCAGACCAATTTCAACGCTTTACCCGAGACCTTGGTGCCGACATAAGTGGCTCTTTTAGCTTTACTGCGATTCGTATCTGGATTGTCACTGATATGGAGGACACTCTTTTCACCCAGGAGTTCGATACTCTTTGGGATTGGTTTGTTCTGGAGACGGGCCAGCTTCAGCCAGAACTTTTCCAGACCTCTTCGGAAGAAAAGCTAATCATTACCAGCACTGATGAGGTTGTAGATTACAGGAACTTTGTAGGTGTTCTTGGGACTAAGTCTACTATTGAGAAGGATTTTGACAGGTCTCCTTTCTTCTTTACCCCTTCGGAGATCGATCCTAATACAGAAAGAGACTTAGCAGAAGTAGAGCCATTCCTACTGTTCAGCCAAGCATTCCTAAGGACGTATGAGGCTCTTAGGGCTTTGCCTAGCGAAACTATTGTTATCTCAGCTAAGGGTGAGGAGTTCTCTTCTGATCAATTGGCTGATGAGAACGTAGTTATCAACGGTTCTTTTGAGACAGGGAACACTGCCTTTTGGGACACAGATGTCGGTACCGGGGGTTCTATTCAGGTCCGGGAAGACAGTCTTAACGAGGGCGGCATTCCGGGAGGTTTACTGCCCCCGGACGGACGCTACTGGATTTACATAGTTAAGGCTAATCAAAACTTTGACTCTGCTTATTTCAAGCAGACTATCAGATTTGGTAGAGATTATTCTTCCCGAGCAGTTAAGCGTATCTCTTGGAGCGCGGTCTTTGACTACACCGGGGGATCGGAAAGACGTAACCAGCTTAGTCTGGTATTTTACAATAACGGTAATCCCACTTATCATTTGAGATACTATTTCGGTTCTCAGGGATTCCCCAATCTGCCGGACGAGTTCCCAGATTCTACACCTAATGTTAATCGTCAGCTTCCCGCTACGGAAGACGTAATCAATTCCTACCTGCGAGAGTTCCTAGTAGATTCCTCCCAGGCAGTATTCGACTTTGACAGACTGGACGTTTGGTGGGTCACAGATTCCTCCGACTCTAACGACACAAATACTTACGTAGACGACCTTTCTGTTACCATGTCTATTCCGTCTACTGAGCTGCTCAAGACTACGGATCTTGCGCATGTTATGACCAACACCCCGGTTTCCAGTGGTACGGAACTACCGTTTACAATTTCAGGATCCGATGATGTTTCCCAAATTGACCAGACCCCTCCCTTCTTTGACGAGACGGCACCTGCTTCAGGAACATCCTTCAATCCCACAGCCGGGATTCTTAGATTCCACGTTAAGGACGCCCACTCTGACCTAGACACTACCAACATTGACGTTTGGGTCGATGGGGTACAAGTAGTTAACGCCAGTACAGTAGAGACCAGCGCAACTTGGCCTACTGGAAATAGAACTGTAATCAGCGCCCGTGATATTAGATATGACTTCATTCGCGTCACGGATTACCCTCAGCAGTCTACGGTTACTGTAAGTGGAGAGCTGACCGATCTAGCTGACCCAGTAAGTAATCAGGCAATTACAGAGTACAACTTCACGGTTCTGGGATCTGGTACTCTAGATGCGACTATCTCGGGATCTCCTGACGGTACCCCGCCTTCTATTATTCTGGACTACCCGGACGATCTAGATACTCAGGTGTCTCCAAATACCAAACTCTCTTGGAGTGTTACGGACGATGCTTCTGGAGTAGATCCTTCTACTTTGAAGCTTTATATCAATGGGGCTTTGAAGATAGATGAAGACGTGGCGGTAGTTGGTTCCTTCTCAAGAGTGGCCAATACTCAACGCGGCTTCGACTACATATACACCCCCGACGGTGGATTTACTTTCGGTCAGACAGTTACTGGTACCATTGAGGTTGAGGATTACGTTGGTAATTTCGCGAGCAAGAGCTACGAATTTACCATAACCCCAGACGACACTCTGGTCATTACCAATTTCTCTATTGGGGCAGGTCAATCTGTCCTAGTAGAGTCGGGTACCGATATCTCGGTATGTGTGGAGGATTTCACTCATGGAGTTAACGTAAGTGGTTCCTTTGTTACTGCTAACGGGGTGGTTCCCTCAGGACTAACTATCGCTACTAGTGGTGCTGGGCCGGACAAGGTCATATATACATTCCCAGCGGCGGGGAACATTGGTCCTAGGACGGATGTGGATGTTTATGTTTACGCTGAGAACAATTTCCCAGGACCTTTCCCGGTAATCAAGGAAGAGAATTTTAACCTACGTCCCGGATATGATGTAGAGTGGTGGAACCGCTCTACCGGAATTGGTTCCGGGGCCGAGACCGTTTTCCCATACACTACAAATGTTCAGGTTCTTGCTGAGGTCTTAAACTTCGGAAAGAACTTTAACCAAGGAAGCCTTTTCTATAGGTTCTTGACCGAGCATCAGAATAGTTCTGATCTCGGTGCGAGCCTTGTATCCAATATCCAGACGGCGGATCTCCCCGCCTATCTGAATTCACTAAACACTATCTTTGAGTACGGCAAGACAATAGTTCTGGAAGTTGAAGTTGCGGACAATGAAGGTAATCAACTCAGTTTCACACATACCTTTACTATTGAGGATAAGCCAAATTAAGGAGGATAACCAATTATGGTTGCTGTAAGCAGATTCGTCAGATTCGATGTGACTGCACAGACCTTCGCGACAGGCGTCTCAACGGATTCCGAAGCAAAAGGAAGCCGCGGATTCAGTCGTGGTACCAATCTAGGTGCCGGTGACGATTCGTTCACCATCACGAAGGAAGTTAATGATCAGTTGCAGATCACCATCAATGGTGTCGGGCCGGAGGTAATTACCCTCTCGTCTGGTACCGATCTAGATCCTCGCTTCGTAGCGAGGGACATTGAGTTTCGTGTCCACGAAGCTAATTCCGACGATTCCTTTAGATTCGCCCAGTGTAACTGGCGAAATGGAAACAACGGAGTTTCCCCCGTGGGTTCTAACAACGAGAACTCTTTCATTCTTTATACTGGTAAGCTGGGAAACAACTCCACCAACAACTTTGTATCGGTGGCGTCCCCAGGTTCCCGAGATGCTCGTGCTACTCTGGGGTGGGACACTCAGTCCACCCAGGCCGGTAACGACTTTAGTACCCTGTACCCCGGTGGGTATACTGGAAGCGTTGAGGTTTCTGGTACCTACGGCGGTCAGTTCGATGATTTCTACACACTTCTAATTTCCGATAACGAGGTGGTTGGTCCCCCTACTGCGGTTGGTTCCCCTACGTATAACGTAGGTAACATCCAGACGGGCGGTCTTTATCATCACGCTTCTCAGACTGATACCACCTACAGTCTGGTAATCGATACCACAAATGGTTCCACCATGGGCGCAGGTTCTACTAACGTGCCTCAGATCAGCTGGACGTCCTCCCCCGTCACTGACAACGGTGGTCCGATCGAGCTTCTATATCCCGATCACTACTACGACATCGGAACCCTAGGACTTCGTATGAAGTTCCAGGATGCGGTTTTTGGTAACAATGATCAGTTCCAGGTTGTGTGTTCCGGAGCCAGTACCGTTAACGGTACCCCAGGCACCGCTACTTACATTTGGGATTCTTGGCTTGGTGATTCCTCAAAGGCATTCAGTATTTCTCCTAAGGCTACCAGCACTGTCTCTCCGGAGCAGGTAGGTACCCGCGGTGTTACGGTTTCCTTTGAGAATACTGGCACATTCTCGGCAGGTGAGACTTTTGGAATCATGGCCCGCGGCCCTCAGCCCGCAGAGGAGCCTGTTACCCAGCTCAACTTCGGTAACGTTACGGTTTCCACTAACAGCCCTGTTCGAACCGTTTGGTTCGAGATCATTGCGGGTGCTGTGTCCATGTCGACGGTTAAGTTCAGTCTCCAGAGTGATGGTACTTTCCAGCACCATGACCAGGGAGATAACGACACCGAGTTCCACTTTGGAACGGCCGGTGGTGGTCAGTCCGCCCCCGGTAGTGGTCCTACCGCTAACAACCAGGAAGAGTTCCCGGTAGACTCTGTCGGTCAGGGTAGAATCCTTGCAACGGACATCGATTCGGATACCCCACCGAATTATCTTTATGCTACCCGTCAGGACCTTCCTGTGGTCAATTCCGCAGACAACGCCGAGGATATCGGTAATTACCAGGGAGGCCTGGTGAGTGACTTTATCTGGTTGGCCATTAAGCTCGGAGCTAATGAGACTGGAGCTAATTCCACGATCAATTACCGAATGTTCTTCGACTTTAGTTAAGGAGTATCATGAGAGTTGGTGATAGAGACATTAACATGCCAAGAGGCTGGATTGCTCAGTTTAGAGATGGTACCGTCATCTGTGAGGATGACATGGCTTGGAATAAAGTCCCCGACAAAAAGAATATCCGTAGGATGATTCTTAAGTGGGAAGATCGCTTCTGGGACTTTACAGACAAAGAGCATTACACCGTACCAAAGAAAAGAGGATACATTGATGTGAACACGGGAGGAACCTCTCAAGGGATTGACTCCCGGACTATTGGATACTATGATATGGAGGAGAAGTGTAAAGTAATCATCCGAGTGGAAGAAGCCACGGGCCAGATGCGCTATGATATAGAACCATTCGAGTAAGAGGGGAGGAAAAGGTAACAGGTGGTTAAGTTCTTATCCGGTACAAGTTATGATGGAAGCCAGGTACCTACTTGCGCTTACTGGAGTAAAGAAGCAGTAACTGATATTAATGAAGATTTTGCCGAACTGGAAAGCCAGGCTAATCTAGGGCGTTGTATTGCAAACCATTACTTCGCACGAGCAGATATTAGTTGTTTCGACGACGGTCAGTGTAACGGTGAAGGTAAATGCCTTCCTTGTACCAAGTACAAGTACGGAGCAGGCATGCGTATGGGGATCAGTCATTCCCCACCGCTAGAGTTTTTCCGCGAGTTTAACAAGGGATTGACCGATAATGATTTGGTTTCTCCTCAGCTCCAGGCTGGCGGTGCCGCTGTTCAGACTGTGTACCATTCTCAGATGCCCTTCCACATCATTCTGCGTAACATCCAGGCAGAGATTGCCAAGTGCTGTCGTTGGAGTGGGGGTGATGGTAAGCCTAGTGAGTTCGTAATTACCACCATCATTGATGGTCCAGATGAAATCCAAGTAACCGGTGCTAACGGTGGGGTTCAGGTTCTTAAGGGTATTCGTGTTAAGAACGATGCTTTCCCTCAGGATCGCGGTACTGATACAAACCCAGAAGGCGGTTCCTTCTTCCCTGTAGGCCTAGCGGTCGTTGCGGGATGGAGGGATGCGCCTTCTTTTTATTTGGAGCCCCGAACAGGCCTGGTTAAGCCCGGAGAGGGCGTTGTTTTTAGATCCCAAGAGAATTCAACCACTGTAAATTCCCAAGCTAAAAGTTTGGCCCCGGCCGTACCGAGAGAAACTCAAGCTGCTTTGGATGCCATTGCCTATTGTAAGCAGCAGCGGGGGCAGCTAACCAATAGCGCTGCCGATTTCTTGAACTCTGTTCTTGTCACTAGCGCTCCTGAGGAGCGTAAGGACGCAGCCCGGGCTTCCTATGAGGAGTCCTTGGCCGCATACAACGCAATTGTTGCGGCCGAGCAGGCGGCCCAGCCTTTAGCTAATGCGGCTAACACCTCTGCCCAGGCGATTACCGCTGCAGAAACCACTGAAGATATTGCTACTGCTTCAAAGGCCTGTGCTACTAGTCTTCGAGAGTTGGCCGCTCAGGTAGACATCGCTAATACTAATGCGGGAGGCCAGCCCGCGTCGGACACCGCGGCTTTAGCGTCCCGCCGTTTGAATGTTTTGGCGCAGTCCCTAGAGTTTGCAGGTCAGGGCGGCTCTACTAAGTGTGAACTTGCTTTGACTGAGGAGAATTCCGCAGCCCAGTGGAACTCCCCTTCTGATGGCTCGCTTCCTTGTAATGGTATGCGTTCTGACTGCCCTTTCTATACAGGACCTGAGTGGAAGTATGCTACGACGGAAAAGATGGAGATGGGCCAGAAGATTACAGCTGAGGCTATTCAGGAAATTCGATACTATTCCGACGATTGGGCCAGGTACAGTAACCCGGAAGAGGAGTTTAATAACAGATTCACCGCTCCTTTTATTTGGGCATACAAGGATTTTATTAACGTAGGCGGTACCCCTGATCCGGCGGATATGCTCCTTTATAGGCCTGCGGTCATGCTGGCTCGTGAGAAGAACAACCCTAATGCCCCGGACGATAATCCTGACACTCTGCCTGCAGCATACGAGACTATGCGTGTGGATAAAGTTGGTATTGGTAACTTTTCAGAGCTTGCAATTTCTAAGACTACTAGTCGTATTCTTCCAGGTCAGGAAGATCTGGATACCCAGACTTCCACTCCTTATGCCACAACCATTAGGTCCGTAAATGTACCTGAAGCCGTAAGGCTGAGTATTAATCATCCTCCTAGGTCTGATACTCCATTCATCTATAGATCTTGGACACCAGAGTTTACTAATAGAATCTCTTTGTTTGGTTCTGCTACCCCCAGCCAGCAGATTTATATTGTAAACAACACAGCTCTGCAAAACAGGCAAAGATACCATCAGTTCTTCGACAGCCAGAACATGTTCGAGATTCCAGAGTCTCTGCCTGGAGCCAACTCTAACTTCGCTGGTATTCTTTCCCTTGAACTGCAAGCTATATTTGAGAATCTTGCCCGAGAGAAGGTATCTAACCAATCTCCGGCCGTGCTCGGTTTTGATAGTACTACCTCAAATCAGTCCGGTTTTTGGGAATCCAGAGTCGAGGTGGATCTAGTACACAATGCTGTAAACGACATCTTTGTTTTCATTCTTACTGATGCTCTTACCTTTATCTTCGATTCGGTTAAGGTGGACTGTCGTGTTCTTCACTCTGTTGTAAAGCAGGATACTTTTGAAGGGACCGATTTTACTATTAATGACAGGGGAGGTAAGAGCACCCTAGGCATCGCTATTGGGGACCTAAAGAAGAAGGGACAAATTACCGCATCTACTCAGCAAATTCTAGGTTCCGAAGCGGTTTCCTTGGACTACGGCTACTATGCCTGGAGATTTAAAGACCGCTCTTTGCGTTTCAGTAACCTTAACGCAGGTTCTGACTTGCAGTCTGGTAGTTCTACTAGCGGTGACGATACTTCTTTTGTAACGGAATCGGACGCTTCGGCTTTTATTACTTCAGTCTCTTACCGTGTAGTGCAATATCGTAAGACTGTGAATATTAATAATTGGTATCTGTTAGATAATTGCGGAACTATAATGGTAGAGATTCCTGATACCGACGCCAACAGAGTCTTACCTCTTCCTAATCAGCAGGGAGAGTACAAGGCCTTATCCCCCGTCTTGGTTAATAACGGAGCTACCGGTAGTGTTGTTGCTCAGTGGGCTCCTGAGAAGGCCACTCTCCGTATTGGGGGTGAGTCTAAGGATCTAGTTCTTCTGTACAGAAATGAGGAAGGGATTGGATTACCTGCAAACTATGCCATCTTTGGGCCCGGTACTGGAGTAGAGAATCTCTTTGGACGTCCTGACCCCGATCGGGATTCTATAACGGTTCAGTTCACTTATCTTCGTGCTCAGACCCATAAGAGAGATACTGCTGATTCTCAGACTTCCCCTGAGAGTAACGGTGAGGTAGTCAACGATAACTTCTACGGGGATACTACCCGAGACCATACGCATTCCGTTACATTTGCAGAAGGGGGCCTAGTAGCTGGAGGTGATAGTCCAGACGCCATTGGGTTTGATCAGCAAGACTATGTTTTTGTATTTAAAGATTCTGAAAACAGGCCTATTGGTAAGAAAAATGTTCGCTTTATGGTGGTCTACTCAAACATCGCTTGCGTTAGTGTGGAGATATTCTATGCTTGGCGTAGTGATTGTACTACCTACGGTTTATTTCCTGATCTTTTCTTAGCCACGGGCGGTGATAATGGTACGGTTAGTATTGCACCTAAGGGCACAATTAACCCAGACGATCTCACGTTAGGTCACCTGGTAGCTGGGCAGTTAGGTCCTCGTAAGTGTTCTTACACCCCCAATTGCGGCGATCACGAGATCCTTAGACTTGGACCCTTGCGCGAAGAATTTGAAACCATTGTTAATATTTCCGAAGGCGAGGGCGAGGATGCGGTAGTTATTCAGAAGGCGGTTTATCCTAGCGCGGGTCAGGCGGTTACTGGTGAGATTATCTCCTCCGAGCCTCCCGGAACCCAATGGCAAAAGAAGCGAGGAACCTTATGGTATCCTTACGACGTTTGCGAGAAGCCTCGGTACAATACGAAGGCTGGTGGGGTCTCCGGAAATAATTCCACTGAGCTAATCAATGAGACCACCCAAGGAGCGGGCGTCGAGAGCGGTCAGTTCGGAGCTGGTACTTTCCAGCCAGGTCCTGGGGTTCAGGGCGGGCTGCAGGATCCTAAGCTGGAGACCCACCATACTTATGATCAGGTACAGGCTAAGATTTTGGACGTGCATTCCAACATTAGGCCCTGTACCACAAGTTATACTTACGGAAATGTTGTAGCCCAGGGCGGCGGTCAGTTTGCAGGCTACGCTCGTAAGAGAGGCGAGATTGATCAGTTCTGGTACGAAGCTGCTCAGTGGTCCCCGCCTCCTTTCGGTAATTTCGGAAGACCCGTACTTATGGCAGAGATCTCTGAGAAGATTGGAGACTATACCCCTAAGGCGGAGTCGGTGGCTTTTAGGTGGATGCCTATGTTCCCGGAACGGGAAGATCTTAAAGCTACTGCGGGTGCCTTCAGCGAGGAGCTGGAGCCTATCCACACCCACTTAATTGGAGCAACTTGTCCTCTGGGAGGTATTGGAGAGGCGGCTCCTACAGCAGAGAGTTCTAGATATACCCATAAGTCTTTGCTGACTAATAGAGGCGGGGGTGGTATTGAATATCCATACGCCCCCTACTATCCCAACTTCTTGCCTGATTCATTCTTAGGACTTGAGCCTCAGGACCAGGGCGTCGCAGTTGGCGATGCTGTACCTAAGGGAACAATAACCACGGCTTGGGCTTGGAGAGAATCGGACACCCCTGTTAGGCGGGGTCAGGGTGGAACCTCCCCGATCGTGGGGATGCAGTTTCTTCTACCCGACTACTTCATTGATAATAGGCGTTTAGAGGTTAGGCTCCGGCCTGCTGAAGGTCAGTATGTAATAAACTATACAGCCCCGGAGTATGACCAGCAGGGGGCCATGACCACCCCTGCTAAAGTGAAGCTAGGTGATGGTCCTGAGAGAGACATCACTATCGATTTCGTTAATCGGAGATTTGGTCCGGCTCTTATGCCGGACACGGTCTATGATACCTCTAAGATTTTAGGAGACTCTCCGCTGGATTGCACCGTCCAGCCTTCCAGTAACCGCCAGCTGGCTAACGAATGCAGCTGTGAGGGTAACGTGGCGGATTTGCCCGATGTTCAGCCGGGTCAGTTGCCCGCTATATTTATTCACGGGGACCAGCTGGCCCCCTCGGATTACGTTACCCTTTACGCTCGTGAGACCATGGAGCCTGCTTTTCCTACAGATATTCCTCGTGAGGACATTACGGACCCCTGCTGCATCTGCAACTATTTCATTGAGCAGATTTGGTTTAGATTGGATTCTACGGTTCTTCCGGTAGACACAGGTTTCGACCCTGCGTACTCTAACTCGTTGGTTACGAACTACACTTGGAGCCGTGTTCCTCATGGCACTTCCTCTACTACGGGTAGAGATGACGCTGTTAATGGTCAGGAGAATACTGCCCAGAACTATAGAGAGAAGCAGGGGGTTCTTCTGGCTCGACCGGCTGATAGTCAACGCACCATAGCTAAGACTCTGGTTACGGCGTATTTTCCTTCTAGCCTTGAGGCTTCTCAGAACTCTATCCCGGTGCCAGGGGCCCTGGCCCCAGGAGATCCGAAGCTTCTAGGAGGGACTCCTGTACAGAACGGTCTTTCGCAGGGGCAGGACGAGCGTATTACTTTAGATTTTACTTTTGACACCTACGCCTCTGTTAAGAATGTGGTTATTAATTTCCTTGCGGGTAAAGGGATGGAAGTACCTACGGTCTATCTGGTGGGCATTCCTCCAAGCCAGCGCACCGGCGATTTCGTCACAGAACGTCAGGGTATTCTGTTGGGTAGCTCGAACACCACTGCGGTAGACATCGAGGTTCCTGATCCGGATAACAGGTATACCAACCAAAATATTCAGCTGGGACAGGTTCTGTTTCCGGTTACCATCTTCCCATCCTATGCCGACGCCCCTTTCTGGGACCAGTTCTTCCAGGAGTTCCATTTGATCTTTGTTGGAAGGAATAGCCAGTACTCTATGGGTATTCATTCTATTGAGACTCAGGTGGACGCGATGACAGCCACTCTAGCGGAGCAGATCTTTATTCCCGAAAGAAGATATTACACTTCTAAATTCACCCCGGCAGGAGGAAAGAATCCAGACGAAAATCTAACAGGTATGGATAGTTGTTCCGCCTATTGGAGATCTACCAGCACAGGAGCCGATCAGGGAGGGCATCGTTTTAGGGCCTACGCTTGGGGCGTCCGTGAGAATCAGGAGTCTGGTGTTGGTCAGGGTGGTGGTCAGCCGACCATTCAGGGAGAGGTTGGGGAGCTGGAGCAGCTCCAGGCCGAGGAGTATGATAAGGCAAGACGTTTGATGCAGTCCCCCTATACCTTCACTTTCTCTAGTTTCTTCCCACTCGATGAACAAAACTGGATGAACTTCTTGGGGGCCTCGGCTCCTAGTTGGGGGACTATTTGTTCCACTACCATCAGTGATATCGACAAGGTCTCTACTGATGGAAGCGATACCCTACTTTATGGTAGTGTTCCCGTCAGGTCTACCTGGGCTGCGCCGGGACATGCCTGGGCCCATGAGTTGGGCGCTGAGGGCTATACCCCGTGCTGTGAGGGTTGTGGATTTACCCAAGTTATTGCGTACAAGTACCTACACCTGCATGATGATTTAGCAGAAGTGGAAGTGGCTGGTTTCTGGGATGATTTCTCTAACGGTAATTCTTACGCAGGAATTGCTGCAGCCGCTCCGTCTATTTCTAACAATCCAGATGTTACTCATCTGGAGACTAGTGATCTTCTAGATTCTAATGGAGATCCTATTCCGGTAGAAGTTCTTAATGCTTCTGGTTTCCGCAGAGATGCTGAGACTGGACAGTTAGTAATTATTGAACCGCCCGAAACCCCAGGAGGAGCTTTTACATAATGCCTTATTTAGAGTTTGTAAAGTGTGAGAAGTGTGGCCGCAGCATGGATATTGACCATGGGGCTACCATTAATGCCTATCATCAAGAAGGCCGCCCGGAGAAGGACGTCTTTATTAATCCTGCCACCATCGTATGGGATTACCTTATTTATGCCTGCTATACCTGTGGTACTCAGCATAAATATACCTTTAGGGATATCGAGCGTCTTGTTAGGGAATTCTTTAGTTCGCAGTCGGAGAAGATGCGTGATATTTTTCACAAACTGGACATTATTGATTACGATGAGATGGGACGGGTTATCGTTCCCACAAAGAAGACTTATCGAGAGGCTACAGCTAAGAGACTTAGAGAGGCGTACACGGCTAAAGAGTAATGGTATATTCAATTCTATCCGAAGCTAGAGTCCGGCATTCTGTTGCCCCCAAACAACCTGATGTGATTCAGTATCAGGTAGTCTGGGATACCAACATGGACTTGAAAGATTGGACTACGTTCGTAAACATGGACATCGTTGGGGCTTGGGGCGGATTTTTGTTCTCTACTAAGAGGACCCAGTCTAACTCTTTCATTGGTCCTTCTAATGACTTTCCCGCTGTGGACGCTTTGGTTAATGATAGAATTTTCTTTCGGATGAAATACGACAAACATCCCAATAGCATAGAGCCTACTACGTGGGGTAAGATTACTTGGACCACTACCGCGGACCCTCTTTTCGATGAGCCAAAGACCCAGACTTTTGAGGTTATCGCGGACGGAAGATGGCACCTATATGAAATCAACATGGGAGAGAATCCTAACTGGGTAGGTGAGATCAACAGGGTTCGCTTCTTTCCTTGCGAAGACGGATTTGTTAATGACGAATTCTTCTTGGGATTTTTTGAGATCGGTACCAGTGCTTTTGATTTCTCTTTTGACGCAGCTGATGCAGGAACCGCAGGTTTTGCAGAAGCTGGGAGCCCTATCCTAGGCTCAGTGTTGATTGAGAAGGATGTTAATGATAAGCTGATTGTGGATATTGATGGTTACGGGGACGTTCAGATCACATTGACTCCCCAGGAAGTTACAGGATTCATGCTGGCTAGGGATATCTCCCTGCAGTTGGGTAAGGTGGCTGTGGGAGGGTACTCTAGGGCCGAAGCTTACCTCACAGACGACCAGAAGATTAGAATAGAATCTGGTACCAGGGCTAGTGATTCCAGCGTTACTGTAAAAGACGGTCCAAATTCTGCAGGCCGTGATCTCGGGTTGCTAGATGACGTAGGATTCTTTATAGGTATATCAGGGGCAGGTACAGATCCGGCAGTGGGTTACGAGCCCTTGTCTGCTTATAGGCCTACTACTCTAGAAATCTTAGCAATGTTTGATAACGACGATTCGTTGGCAGCATTTGCCTTAGATCCCCAGCAGGCCATTGTCCAGTCCGGTAATATCAACTTTGATACAGTACATCAGCGCTTAAAGACAGAGGTCATTTTCGAGGGTAGAGATACGGGCCTGCAGGGACAGAAGTTTAGTCAGGAAACCCCAGGACTTTCTGCCTCTACCTTTATAGATCTTAATCATCCCTTCAGTGATGAGGGTAAGGTAGATAGGATCTTTATGAACGGGTCCCCGGATAGAAACGGGGGTAGTAAGTGGAAGATTTTCAGACCCTCCTTGGATGGAACCCTCACCCTCGTTAAAGAGGGAGTTATTGGGCAGAAGGATTTCACAGATGATCCTAATGGGGGTTTGGTGGGTAGTCCCTCCCCGGACGTTTTCGTCGCTGATGTTTCCACAGCAGATGTTTTTGTTAGAAGAGGGGACCTCTTAGGGATTTATAACGTAGGTCTCCATTCAGGCTCCGGTAATTCAATTAAACCCGACGCTCTTTATTACCAAATAGCTGGAGATGTTACAGGCACCGTCGTGGCCCCTCAGCCCTCAGGTGCTGGTGAGGCCGGTCTCCCCATCTATGCCCATGGTTTCCAGACTAAGAACAGGGCCGTGATCGATATTGATCTTAGACGACGACTAAACATTGATAAGGTAAGGGTTACGGGAGAAGAGGACAGAGTAAACTTAGAGTATAATCTAGGTATTGCTACTTCCGCAATTTATAATGCGGACACGGAAGGTCAGCACACGGTTTGCTATAGTCCTTCACCTACTCTTAGATTTTGCGTTGAACGTCAAAATGAAGGATTTAATATCCAAGCTTTGAATGACGGCATTCGTTTGGCAGAAAATGGAGTTGCTGCATTCGGAGACGGTGGCCCTAGTGGTCAGGGAGGAGCCACTGCTCCCGGAGCCACTTACTTTTATGTCAATGGGGATAGCGAGTTTTTCAATGTTTACGAGTTTGTTAATCAGGCCCCTGAGTCATATGATTTCCAGAGAGACGGTGTTGGATTAGAATGTTTTTTCAGTAACCAGACCCCGAGATTAGACAAGCCTGTGGGTAAGGTTATCATGTATTTCAAGGACAAGAAGAACCAGCGCTCTTGGGGCCTTGAGTATCTAGTAGGTCAGGGAGGTAAGGGAGGTAACGGTACTAAGCCCGGTTTCTCCTTTATCCCTGAAGATACTATTCAGTATGTTAAGATTGATGAGCAGAGATTTGAGGCGCTACCTCCCTTCTCCACGCTTAAGCCCTCGGCCAGCGCCGAGCTTCTTCTAGCTAATCCTACTAGGTTTGACACCATCGCAGCTGATGGCACAGTTAATCCTCAGAAAGGTGTTGACTATGTGGACAGTGTCGAAGAGTTGGGAGGTGTCAACTACAGAGATCAGGTTTCCTTCATCGAAGCTCAGTGGAATATCTTTGAGTGGGGATTTGACGCTATTCGTACCCCGGCCATCAGATGGTATAGCGATTATCACTGGAGTACCAAGATCTCTGAGATGGAAGTTTATGGAGTCTCTGAGTCCGATGAGTCTTTAGCAGATAATATTCAGGTCTTCTTTTCCTCGGACGGCGAATTGTTTGCTTCCGGCGATATCATTAACGCTAATGAAAAAGAGGCAGAGTTTAAGGTAGGTAACTCTCCTCAGTACATGCGTTTCATCGTAAGGCCCACCCTTCAGACGGCTATTAATGACATAAAGGTCGATTTTGAGGAGGATCAGGTTTGCTTTGGCGAGGAAGGTAGGATCCAGGGCTCTACGTTTCTCAAAGAGGCCCGGGTAGGGGCTACCACCGGTGGTACTACTTTCTCGGGCATTCGGGAACCCACCCCTATTAAGTTCTCTAATTCCATGGGACAGACTGCGGATTTGATTGTAGACATCCCAGAAGATATTGAAACAGCTAAGCAGTTGCTGTATTTTAATCAGCTCAACTCTGCGGAAGATATCCAGGCCCCACAGATTGGAGCACCAGGGCGCGTAGATTTTGTAGACGATAAGATTCTAGAAGAAGAGACTAGCGTTATGATGAACGCTAAGGCCTACGGTCTGATTAGTTTGGTCAGCGGTACAGATTCTTTTCGCTCTCCCAATCTTTCTGTTAACGGCGGTTTTGCCACAGGAGATTTGACTGGGTGGGAACTAGATGTTATTAACTCCGGTACCCAATCTTATCAGATACCCAGAGTAGATGATTTTTCTGGCTCAACTACCGCTAGCATCCAGGGCGGTTCCTATTCTTTTGGTACCAACATGGACGATACGGATCCCATTACGCAGAGTCAATTTCCTAGACAGACGTTCCGCCTTAGCCAGAATACCGACATCTCTGCGTATGCAGACAGCGTAGATCAAGGGGCTGCCCGGGCTGATTGGAATTTCCGATACATAGATTACCATACTGGAAATACCGGCACGTTCAGGCTTATGGGCTCCCCTACCCTGTCAGGAATTGAAGAGCCTCCGGGCCACATTGTTGATCCTGAATACGGCAGCAATATTCTAGCCTCTATTAGAGGTCAGGAATCTTCAAGCCACACCACTATTATCCAGTTTGGGGGAGATACCATCATTAAGAGAGGTACTCGTTACCTGAGATTGGATATCTATGTGGATGCTACGGGGGCCGTTAACAGCAATCCTGATCGTCTTATTTGGCACATGGATGCTTACACTCTCTATATTAACGCGCCGGCAGTAACTTTGGCTAAATGGTATAAGAGTTATTTCACGGGAGTTAAGGATTATACCGACGCTGCTTATGAGCCGGTAGACCCCTCACTGTACACTACCATTACGGGGAGTGATCATTGGTATCAGCCTGCTCGTCAGAATGCCACCACTGCGCCCATTGCGGGTCAGTCTCAGGGTTTTAGTCAGGGAGTTTCCCAGAATAGGAATCAAGGGGTTCAGGCCTTTTCCCGGATGACCACCACAAATCCTGGAATTCTGGGTGTTCAGTGGGAAGGGGAGCGGCAGATTGGAGGTATTCGGGTAGCCCATCATCAGAACACCAATAGCAGTTGTGTCTTTACTCAGAACTATCCCCGTCTGTGGGATATTGAGGTTTTGAAAACAGAGGCTGAGTTAGGTCAGCCCCCTGATGCTAATATGAACGACCACTGGAAAGTAGTTCGACGGGTCACTGCTCGTATGCGGGATAATACCCCCAGCCAGCTTCAGACCTATTTTGCAAACTACGGCGGTGCTCACTCTAAACAGTACACCTTTGTTTTCCCAGATGGCCCGGTACCCACTGAGGGAGTTAGAATTGTTTACACCCAGAACTGTGACTTCTTTGAGCGCTCTCAGTATCCCGGAGGTTTTTCTGGATGGTTACAGATGCAACAGGTAGCGGACTGCCCCGGCAATCAGTTCTTCATTACGGACTTCGCCTCTTCTCGTGGCATCTACTCTAGCATGTTTACCCCTTTGGAGTCCGTGGGAAGAAACACTTTGCCTGTTGATAACACAGTGGATAGAGAACTTACCCCAGGTGTGGCCGAGTGCGGAGGTACCGGGGGTACTGTGTACGTGGCAGTGGATCTTGGTAGACATTTTGATGTGGAGACTAATTCTGATTTATTTGAGCTTATTTCTCAGACCCTGACTCAGACACCTTGGACTACTACCCCTAATCTCTGGAGCGCAGATGACACAGATGATCCTAATCAGGTGGACTGGACTGGAGGTTCTCAGTTTGCCAGGTGGATTAGGTTTACATCAACTGGAGAAGAGGAGTATGAGAAGGAGCAGGTTTCTAATTCGGGAGGAAATCTAAACGCCCAGTCCCCTTACCGCATCAACAACCTGCCCCAGGCAATTCTTCTCCAAGCTAGAGTATATCCGAGGCTGCAGACTTCTCATATTCCAGTAGAAGGGCCTAATCATTTTTGGGAAGACTTGGGCCCAGTACTTACTGACAACAAGAACACAACGTTCATTAATTACTCAGACTATCCCGTAGTGTGTTTCGATTTGAATAGGCCCTACAAGCTTAAGCAGACCAGCGCTGCTACGGTGTTGAGAAGAGACCTCATTAGTCCCGGACCAGTACCTGCTACAGACGACAAGCTGTATTGGAATGAGAATAACGACGACTCTTATGCTTATCCAGTAAATGCAGCTAAGGGAGCTAACAATCCTGAGAATGTGGAGTACAGTGACTGGGGAGGCTCCTTACCTACGACAGGTATTCGTTGGGTGGCTATTAGGGGCGTTGAGAATCTTCTTCAGTCTGACGGATCTAACACCCCCAGACAGTGGAATTTTGGAACACAAGGCGGTACTCTGTTCGGAGTAACTTTTGCTCCTGAAGAGAACGAGGTGTTTACTGAAAACTCTAACTGGTTTGTGACTAGGCAGGCGGGCTTGGTAGATATCTCCACCTTTGACACCAGTCAGGGTAATTTGTTTAGTCTCGAAGAGGGAGTTGATTACGGGGCTAGCCATAATTCCAGTGATCGGGGAACCTTAGGAGATCCTTACAATGTGTGGGATGGCATTTTCGACCCAATCGATAATCAGGACTACTGGTCTGTCTTTGAAAGGGATAGTGTTTCTGGTTTTGTTTTGTCGGGTAATGATTTCCCCCACTATGTTTGGCGGGTATTCAAAGACCCTTACAGGGGAGACATCCTGACCCAGGAAGTCAAGGCCATCACCATCCTGGGTTTTGACGATAACTATTACCCCACTGATTTCCAAATTCAAACGTTGACAGAGGGCGCAGATCCCAATCTCAACACCAGTTGGACTACTATAGACCAGTCTACTTTTGTAGGAGTGGATTCTTATCAGGAAGGTATTGGGTACACACATATCTGGCCGGTAGCGATAGAGACAACGGGTATTCGTGTCTATATTACCAATAGTGTTTATCCACCAGATGATTCCAACACCTTGGATGAACTAAATCAGGCTAGTCAGAACACAGACCGGCTAGGTTTTGAGACTCGGTTAGTTTCGGTTACTATCTTCTCGGAGGAGTCCCGAGAAGCGGTTCTTGAAGGAACTATCGACACTAACCACGCGTGGGGCTCTACAGCCACTTCTCTTACCTCGGTGCCTGAGAGAGGTCCTGAGTTTTTGGTAGACAATAACCTTAGGACTTACTTCCAGTCCACAGGGTTTGAGGACGAAGTGACTATTAAGTTCCCTTCCGGACCTAAACCTATTAGTAGATTTGAGTGGGAGATGGACGAGGACTATGCAAAGCAAGTAGGCCCTGGTCTTGTTACCAACTGCCCTGCTACCTTTAAGCTTAAAGCCAATTCCCTCTTGTCCGGATACGAGACCGTTATTTCTGAAACAGAATTCTCGGGAATTAGTTACAGCGGCACTATCAATCCTCCGGTTACTGCGGATGAGTGGATAATGGAAATTGAAAGCGTTCAGGGCCAGGATGAGAATGCCAACTCCATCATAATGCACGAGCTGAGGCTGATCGAGGAACAAGAGCAGTCCGAACCTTTAGTGGTAATGTCAGATGTTTTTGATCGACGCCCGGGGAGTCCAAATCAGAGAAGTACCCAAATCACGTATGCCAAGAACTCTAATGCTGTGGCCAATGTCGTCCTAGACGGCATTGATGCTAACAATGACGAATTCTTTTCTGAGCGAGACTTCTTCTCTTTTTGGGTTTGGATAAACGACATCTCTCTTTTGGATACTTCTTTTGGTACCATCAGAATTGGTAATAACAGAGAGACTTCCTATACCTGGGAGATTTCTACTCTTAACCTCACTTCTGGTTGGAATGAATTGAGGTTGCAGTTCAGGAATGCCGCTGATCGAGCTGAAATTCCTTTCCAATCCGGACCTAACTACAGCTTAGATACCGGATTGAGTAAAGTAGATTTCATTACCCCAGATGCGGTTATCACTACCAGCGTGGATGGAAACTACAGTAGAAACATTGTAGAAGGTCCAGGCATTCGTTACTTCGAGTTAGAGTTTAGAGGGGTGGATGTGGACCGAGAACTGGTACTTTACCTGGATGATATGCGGTTCATCAGAAACCGGTTTGATGATGTTTGCAGATTCACCCCTTCTCTTTATCTGAATAATAGCGAGACTTTTACTATCTACACGGACGGATTGGATATTTCTACAGGCACTATTGAGTTTTGGTTCCAGCCCGATTGGGACACCACTGCGCGGGTAGATAAGAGCCGTGATATTGTCCCTAGTATCTTCAAGATCCTAAGACCGGACGGTAAGTACATGACCTTCTTTTACCGTCCTAGCGTGGGGTTCATTACCATTGTGAATGATCGTAAGCGGCTTTATCGTTTCCAAACTCGTCTGCGACATTACTCTGTTAACAGGTATGAGCCTATGCACATTGCGGTGGTTTGGGATACACTCGGACGTATTGGTGCTACTGGGTCGACTCTCCAGGTTTACATCAACGGTGAGACGGTTTACGGCACCACCCTGTCCTGGGATGCTATTCGTGAGGGAGGGGCAACTTTGATGTTCGGTGGTGAGGTTGGTCAGGGAATTGCAGCCACTCCCCATAATGAGACAGCTACTACTTTTACAGCGGTCCCCACTCTTCCCCAGGATAACACTGCTTCCTCTTGGGCGTCTCTGGAAAACATCAAGATTTATAACTACGCTAAGACCAATTTTGATGATAGAAACGACCGGGAGCTTTCAAGAACTCAGCTCCTTAAACCTTCCGAGATGCTAGAAATCTCTTTGGACAATACGACCTGGCACGGTGTCGGTTCCGACTCCCTCCCCTTGGTGGTGCCGGGTGTGGAGTCGGGACAGGAAGGCACTGTTTATGTTCGAAGCAATATCCCTAAAGATATTACTGGGGATGAGAATAGAGACGCTTCTTTGCTGGTGCGGTGGAAGACCCCGCTGGTAAATTGTGATTAGGATGTTACTATGGTAGAACGAAATATGATCAGAGAGGGGTTCGTTTATAATACGGCTACTAGTCCGTCTAACCCCACCTTCTCAGGTAGTCAGTTTCTTAATGAACAACAAATGACAGCTATGGCAGACGAAAACACTTCAATAGCGGCCGTTACTGTTTCTGCCACAGAGAACATTCACTTGACTGCGGATCTCGGCGCGCGCTGGAAGATTACCCGTATTGAGCTTTATACTGACGACCCTTCTAACAACAATATCGATATGCAGATCAGCGATAATGATGTGGATTACTATCCTGTTACTATGACTGGTTCCCCAAATTTATACGTCGGAGACATTATGGATTCGACTATTTCGGGAGCCCCAAGATACGTACGTTATAATCACGCTGCCGCTAGTGATCTAGACGTTTTTGAGTGGAAGGTTATTAACGATGATTCCCTAGTAGATTTTGGTGCGGATGGTACCCAGACTGAGGTAGAGATTGAGGATGCCCCTATTGGGAGACCTTCCGATACTGTGCAGAATCTTAAGCTGTTTAATCAGTACCATAAGCCCGGAGCTGCCTTTGTGTTTATTGAGGATACTGGGACCGCTGCCGACGAACTTTTTGAGATCTCAACCTCTTCCATAGGCCCCTGGTTTGGGCGGGAAGTTACGGAGAGCTTGCAGCCTCACAATACCCCTTGGGTTTCAGGTACTCTTGACGGTACCCGACTCGTAACGGCTAGCGGTTACTATCTAAATTGGTATGAGTACCAGAACGGTATGAGTTGGACCCCCACTAACATCCTCTTTGACTCCTGGCAGGCGGACCCTGAGGCTAGTACTGGAGGTTTCCTCCGTTGGATCACCACCGGAGTTAATCCTAATTACAGAAGTCCTAGTGATTATACTCAGGGACTTACTCCTTGGGCTACAGTTACAGCTGGGGTAGGTAACATTAATGCTCCCCATCTTCGGAATATTCTAGTAGACACTGATCTTTACGACACAGTTCGCGTCCGAATGAGAGTAGATCCGTTAAACTTAGATGATATCGTTGAGGGTCCTAGAATTCGCTGGAGGTGGATTGATGATGCTGACGGATCCGACCCTTTCCCCATCGAGAACTCTTCCCTAAGTCAGTTTGCTTTTAATAACTTTACTGGGGAGACTCAAGATTTCATCTTCAACGTATCTGAGATAACTACGTGGTCGGGGGCTCCCTTCCATCAAATTCGTGGCCTTCAGATCGATCCTTTCATCACTGCCACAGGTATTGGGGTTAATTGGGATCTTTATGAGGTGGAAGTCTATCACAGTTCTAGACAGGATAAAATTGTTCTAGATCACCAACCTACGCAATCGGGAATTAAACCCAGCTTGATAGATGCGTTCGGCTCTACGGATGGAGGACATCACGTATGGTTGTTCCCTAATACCCGCGTGCTTCGTCCTTGCATCATCACTAAGGTTATGGCAGTTACCAGCGCGCCTTCTTCTAGCAATACAGGGGGTATCTTCCTCTATGAGGAGGATAAGGATAGTGGTAACTACAATTGGCCGGGAATGCCTCCTGTTGACAACCCCTTCCCTAACCCTCCTACTCCAGGAGGTGCGGCCGGGGACAATTTCATCGTCAAGGGCACTTGTCAGTTTCGTACCATGAACGGTGAGAACGAATCTCTGAACGAGCACTGGGTTTTCTGGAGAGCTGATCCTGGAGATATGATTGGTATCTCTAGGGAAAGCCAGAACTCCGGGTGGGGTGTTAATTATAGAGTGACCGGTGGTGCTCCTAATCCTGGCGCGTGGTATGCCCCCAACATTAACCAGTATGGTAACAACGCTGTTGATATGGAAAGTAACGCTGTTTGCCAGGCAGATTTAAACACAAATGATTCTTGGAGGCATTTCGATAGTCGTCTTTATGAAGTTTGGTATCAGACTGTCCCGTTGGGAGATTATTTGGCCAATGGCACTTACACCACTCCGGTTTTTGATGGGGGTGTAGAGCCTTCCCTGGTATCCTCGTCCTTTGTTGCCATTGAGCCTAGGGGGTCTAAGCTTGACTCTAATACCAGCGAGGCGTTTAAGACTCTCCGAGCTAGGGCCAGCGACTCCCCACCAGTAACCTCTGCTGAAATTGGTGAGCCCTTTAACTATGAGAACTTTAATTGGGGGCATGAATATCGTCAGAGATATCCTGATGGCCAGCTTCCTACAGGAGACGGCACTAAACCTGTTCGTAAATGGATTAATGAGGAAACCGCCGCTCCGGCAGGTAACGACTGGATGATCAATCACATTAATGGGTTTGTTACTAATAGGGAGTTCCCCAGTGGGGGAAACGCCATTAAGAACTTGGCAGGGTCCATGATGTACCATCCGGTTAAGGATGAACTGTGGGTTATGAATGTTCTTGCTAGCGGTATTCAGCCTAATGAGATCCGACCTGTTTGGGATGTCTATAATCCAGACTCTCTTGAGTATATTCGTACTGATCACATGAAAGGTCAGCTCAATTATACGTACCGGGCTGATAACTACGGTTCCCAGCCCGAGACCTTTGAGCCTGCTGGTTTTATCTATGACGCTGCTTATAATGAGATTCATGTCTACCAGAGGGAAAATTCTTTCTACATTGACACTGTAACCTATTACGCGGTTACTATGGACACAGAGGGTAACTTCCTGCGTTGCAGTTTCCGTAATGGTAGTATTGGAGGTTCGGGCACCAGATGGAATAATATCAATAGTATGACTTTCGATGGTAGCTACTTCTATGCTCTCACCACTAACAACAACAATGTTGATCACAGTTACGGGGACATACTAAGTGTCATAAAGAGAGGCGATCTGCAAACCGGTGACAATACGATTATTTCTGAAATCGCATCCATTGACCTGTCTACCATTCCTGGATTAGAAGGCGCAGATGCCAATCCTAAAACCCAACAGATAATCTATAACTCTAACGACGGCCTCCTTTATCTTTTCTTTGGGGACCCTATCAACAGCGGCGACGACCCTCGATACAGAAATCCTGAGGTATACGCATTGGATATTTCTATTGACTCTAATGACGTGGTTCAGTCCATTGCTAAGGTAGAATTGGAAGACCCTCGTAATCTATCCACCATCGGAGGGGTTCGTCTTCCCGAGTTGGGTCAGAAGCGGGACGGGTATGCTGGAGATTGGGCGGGGTATAATGCCCCTAACGACGACACCGTCCTGATCGCTGCCCGGAATCTAGAATTTTTTACAGCTTCTTGTCACGACCCGGTTCGTGATGTGTTCTATATTATTTCTTCCCATCAGGGGGAAGCTTGGAACGACCATGATCTTCGCGAAAACTGGAGACGTACCAATAACTATCTTTATGACCACAAGACTATTCAGAAATTCTTCTCCTGTCACGGCGGGGCTTTGGGTCTTTCTTACGGAGATACTCCTATTGTTCCTCGGGGCAGTGATCCTAGATGGGGGGCTTTGTCTGGAACTATCGGATGGGATAGTTTACAACAGAACAGCGTTCTCTTCCCGACCGGAAGATATGCCCAGGTAGAATATACTTTGAACTCTAGCCCGGACTTTAGCACCACCCCCCAGCTGATTACCTCCCAACTTGATCAGGGTATTCGGGTTGGTGATATCCCGGCCTCAGGCACAACAGATATTTATCTTCGTACCAATTTACCGGAAGGTATGGCTATTGGAGATCTTCAAGGAGGGCTCAAGGTATTCTGGGAGCTGCCTGAATAATGGCCACTCCGATTACGACGTCCCTAACAGCGTCCGGAGTTAAGGACGTTTATATTGCCGAAGAGCGTTATGCTATTGTAGTAACTTCGGGCGGCCTGGATGTCGTAGATTTGTACAAGGGGTACGTGATTTCTTCGGGAACCCTTCCATCGGAACCTACTACGGTGGCCGTGGATTGGCAGATTATTCGCGGTAAGCTTTACGTAGGTACCACAAATAGTGGCATCTTTGACATGAACTACGTTTTGGTACGTGAAGAAGAGCGAGACTTCACAGGAGACCTTGTACAGCGTTTTACGACCTCCACTAGTCCTCCGGTATCAAGTAACGAGATTCGTGACTTAGACGTCCTTCCAGGACGTCTGCTGATAGGAACTGGAGCAGGCATCGATTTCATTGCGGACGAGACCGAGTACGCGACCCGTACCGTGGTAAGTGGTTCGTCCCACGTACACCTGACAACTAATGGTGGGTATTGGGCCACAGCTTCCGGAGTTTTTGAAGGTTCGGTCGAAGTGAATTACGACTTGCTTTCGACTACCGGAACAAGTATAATTGATGTAGACTACGAGTATTCTAAGCTCTCGGCACCACCGCTTCCAACCGAGCCCCCATTAGATATTGCAGTTTCTGAGCCCACCGGAGGGCAAGACCCCGTAATTGGGGTTGCCACTTCGGGTGGGGTTTTTGTATTCGAAGAGCAGCCCGGAAGTGAAGCCTCGGCCCCTACTGTTTTGTTGAGCCCTGAGAATTTTGTTTCAGTAGACTTTGGCCCGGAGTCTCATTTCAATGGGGGTTGTTTGTACGCAGGTATTCCTGACTTCACCAAGAACCTGAAGGACGAGAATATTGGAGGATCGGTTCGAGTCTACGATCTGACCAACAACTCTGTTTCAGGAACCCATACATCACAGGAGGGTACGCGTGGAATGACTGTGGTCACAGGTACTGTGAACCTAGTCCGCGCCGTGGACGCCGGTATTTGTCCCCCTTCCGAAGAGGATGATTGATGCCAAACTTTCCAGGATCACTTGATGACGACGTCTCGTTGTATCTGGCAGTTAATAATGCTAGAACTCGACTGACGTCGGGCATTAGTGAATCTGAATTAACAATCCCAGTAGTCACAACGTCCGGATTCCCTAGCCAGGGATTCATCACGATTCTATCGAATCCAGATGACATTACCGAGGCGGAGGCTATCCGTTACGACGGTATCTCTGAGACCACATTTAGTGGTGTTGAGAGAGGGGCTGGCGGTACGCCTATCTTCCCACACTTCACCCAGGATAACGTAGACCTGACAGTGATGGCGGAGCACCACAATGAGCTTAAGGACGCTATCATTGAGATCGAAAAGATCCTTGGTGTTTCAGGCTCCCATAACTTTGTTCCTAAGGATGCCCAAGGGAACGCAATTGTTTCAGGAACTCTAACAGCTGAGAATCTTTTTGAGGCCGGGTGGATTACTGCCTCGGGGAATCTTGTTGTCTGTGGAGAGGCGGAGTTTAAGGATGATGTTTACTTTGCCACTAACACACTGGTCTCAGGTACGGCTACGTTTGGGGTTCTTCCTGCCAGTACAGTGCCCCAGACTATTTCAGTATTTGATGATGTCGGGGGTACCGGCACCGGTAATTCTTATACTACCCAGCTAACCACTCCCCCTCTTCCCTCTGGAGACAATCTCCTTCTTTACCGCGGTAATATGGGTTGGGATCCTACCAGTGCCAACACAGGTCAGATGGCCATCAGGTCCATTTTTGCTGGTATCGAGGCGGGACTGGGTGAGCAGAATACAAGTGTTAAGAATGGACATGGTCACGGAGCTGAAGTCGCAGGATTTAAGGTAGTCTCGGGCGATGGGGTTAACACCGCTTCCTTACAGACCCGAGCCGTCGCTGCTGGTTCTCGCACTTATGAGTGGGGCGCGGCCGCCTTGGTCTCTATTCCTCTGGGGGAAATGGGCCTTGTAGAGAACACCGATTATTGGTATGATAACGGACAGGATACGGCACAAGGTACTACTAGTTCCTCATTTGCAACATTTAATACCCTTAACTTTACTGTTCCCGACGCTGGAGACTACATCTTCTTCTTCAGCACCGAGATGGATTCTGGTATTCAGAGCAGAACCCGCTTCCGTATGGATGGGAGTGTTGTATTTACTCAGGCTGAGTCTGGAGCTTCTAATGAGAGAACTCCAGGTGCGGGTGCGGTAGTTGTTAATCTTACAGCAGGTGCGCATACTGCCACTTTCCAACAGTCTTGTAATAATGCTTTTGGTAGTTCTTCTAATACTTATCGTAGTAGGATGTTTGTTCTTCGAGCAGCCTCATTTAGTCAGGTCCAGTACTCTAGGAGTTCTACTGACCAGGCATCGGCCTCTGCAGTATTTACCCAGCTATCCAATGTGGGAACCATTACCCATACCCCAGCTACCCAAGAGCAGGTATTGCTTCTGGGAACTGCCGGTCACTTCAGTACTAATGACGACACTAGTGCCACCTATCAGATAACCAACACTACCGATGCCGAATCCTATGCCATAGATTCAGGTCAGAGAGTTGGAAATAACGCTAGTGACGATGTTAACAACAGGCAGTCTTTCTTCTTCCGTACTTTGGATGACGTAAGCCTCCCCAAGACCTTTGAATTGCAGCATCGGCGTTATAACGGGGCCTCAACGACCACTACAACTGACGCCGCTCTGGTCGTATTGGGTCTTTCCCAGCCCGTAGTTTCTACAGATACCCCCGTTACTACAATCGTTGGTAATGAGATTACTACGCACGAGGTCACTACTGATGTACTGACCACCAAGCAATTAAACGTAGATGACATCACAGTCACTGGGACTCTGGATGTAACTGAAGGTACTTCTTATCTAGGGGAAACCTTTACTTACGACCTTACTACAAACAACATTACCGCTACCGGTACCGCTTGTTTTGTAGAAGATGTGGACATCAAGAGCGATCTTACCGTATCCGGAACTGCTAAGTTCGGACAGGCCGCGCCTGCTCCTGTTACCGGTGAAATTATCTTTGCTTCTCAAGATACGGTCCAGACCACTACCAGTAGTTCTTTGGTGGATGCTAATTGTGAAACTACCCCTCTTCTAGACGGCATTGAGTACCTGGTTATTTACGCAGGTAACTGTGGTTCTAGCAACACCTCTAGTAGATCCCATCTTCGGTGCGTGTTCGGCTCTACTAATCTCGGTGAAGGTAGTGCTTTGAAGAGTACCTTAGGTACCTTCGGTAATAACAATTATAATGGTGTGGATACCCAGGGTATCATGAAGGTCACCGGTAACGGTGTAGATACTGTTAAGTTCCAGTTCAGACACGCGTCTTCTTCGACAGCCTATGCAGGGGCTATGTCTATTCTATGTATTCCTTTGGATCAATACACCGAGGGTACAGATTATTATTATTCCCAGACGGCCAATAACGATACATTTGTTATCACTAATGCTACTCAGGTAGACCCGCCGGAAACTAACTTAGTAAGCGACACCTTTAATGGCATGGCGGCGGGTAAGTGGATTTTCCTCTGGTCTAATGAAAGAACCACAAGTAACTTTACTGGACGCGGTTTTTCTGAACGTCTAGTGGTAGACGGCACTACTGTTGGTCCTGCTAGATTTGGACGGAGTAACGACGCCAGTGGTTCCGGTTCTATCTTCACGCTCGCTGCAGCTAATACAGTAAATATAGCTTCTTCTGGAAATAAGACTGTTCAGCTCAAGGTGGCTTCTCGTACAGCAAGCGAGGCGGACTTTCGAAGAGGCCGAGTCTTCGCTATTAACACCGCTGCCTTCTCTCAGGTGCTTAATACTACTGACTCTACAGGCAGTACAACTAATTCTACCTCTTACGTAGATTTCTCTTCTCTGAATACTACAATCACACCTTCCCAGCCTAATTCGGATGTCATCATTTTTGCGTCTGCTCCTTCCTACACTAAGAATTCTAACAGCGGGTTTGCTTCCGCTCTCAGAAATGAAACAGACGGTGTAGATTATAGGGACGACTCTGGATCTAGAGATAGCGCTATTGGTGGGGGCGGTAGTACCAACATTAACCTGAACAATAGTTTTATGGTACATTACGAGCAGAGAACCTCTGCTACAGAGTACCGGTATAGGTTTAGGAGCGAGGGTGGTGGAGACGTTGCAGTTGGTCGCAACGAAGACGATAATGGAGGAGAACTTTCGGAGATGATTGTCTGGGAGTTTAATTCTCCTGGCGCTTTTGTTCCTATCACTCAGACTTGCATCGATGACGATAGTATCCAGACAGGTTCTTTGGTTGCTGATACCGTTCAGGCGAGACAGAGTCTTACTATCTCGGGTGTCCCGGTTGCTACGGGTACTAGTGGGGGCGCTGGTGTTACAGATCCTCTGGTCTTAGCTTCTGGTATTTTCTCTGATTCCCTTACTGTTTCAGGAGTGCCGGTGGCCGCAGGAGATTTCGTTGAGGTTTCTGGCGACGAGATGACCGGTAATCTTAACATGCAAGGTAACAATATCTACAACACAGGCGTTGTGGCTATGCAAGATGATGCTCCAACAGTTGTTACATCAGGTCTGCTATGGTTCGATACGGATGCTCCAGGTGCTGCTTTCTCTAGTTCTAATCTCCCAGGCGGTTATCTCGGGTCTCTAGTCGCTGCCTCTACGGGCACCACCACCTCTAATGGTGCCTGGAGCACCATTGGCTTTGATGTGGTAGAGTATAATAGAGGCGGCTTTGTCGATCCTGTCTACCCCTCGCGGTTAATTGTCCCTTCGGGGGTTAATCGTGTCGAGCTGGCAGCAGGTTTCCGATTTGATTCTAATAGCACTGGTGATAGACGCATCCAGATTTATAAGAACGGGGCTGCTGATACTGCTGTTACTACTCAGTCTGGGGTGGTGGGAGTAACTATTCTTCCGGCCGCCTCCGCTTCTGATCATCTTATGCAGACCTTTACCCCCGTTCTGGAGGTAGAGCCTGGTGATTATTTTGAGACTAGAGTCCAGCAGAGTAGTGGTGGAAATCTAGACATAGAGCCTTTGGATAAGTGGTTTGCTATTAAGGCTGTAGACACTAGGGGTGTTCCGGGGGTTAACACAGTTAATCTTCTTCAGGGAGATGTTAGCTTAGTTGCAGGCTCAGGCATCGCAATTAGATCCAGCGGGGACACTAACCAGATCGAGATTGGATTTGCTAATCAGGTTTCCGATGCTCAGATTTGGAATCCAGATGCTCCACCTGCCAATCCTTCCGTTTACGATGATGAGTGGTTAGATACTAACAACACGCTAGATCCTAAGTGGACTGATTGGGACCCGGGCTCCGTAACGGCTACTAACATTCCTAACATCGCCCAGATGTTACAGCTTAAGCACAATCCCCCTAGCTCTGCGGCTAGCCTTGGTGGTGTTTTCCAGGATGCTCCCTCGGGTGATTTTACTGTATACGCTAAGTTCCATTACCTCAATAACATTACTAGGGACTTCCATGAGTTTGGTCTCCTTTTCGCGGAGGATCTCACCAATAATCCCAGCACGGATAATCTGGCCGTTGTTGCTGTCCCGGCACACCGCTCGGGTGGTGAGGACGAGTCCTACTACTTTGGTTTAGCGACTCAGCATTTCAACAGCTATTCCTCCTTTGACACTAATAAGGATTTCCGTTCTATCCAGTTCCCGGCCAATGAGCCCATCTATGTAAGGGCCCGTGTCGATGTATCTGCCAGGACTGTAACTGCCGATGCCTCTCTAGACGGTATTCAGTGGTCTCCTGCAATCGTTGGCGACTTCTCTGGGGACCTCACCACTATTGATGAGATTGGAATCTGGGCTAACTCGGCAACAACCACTGAGATGGTCATCCACTGCGAGTACTTCCGGGTGGTAGAGCATATCGATCCTACTCTACCTATGCAAGGAGATTTTGTAACTCTCAGTGGTATTCCGCAGAGCGCTATTGTTATCTCGGGTTCTGGTGGTGGAGGTGGTACCGGAGACGGAAACATCACCGACATCAATACCCAAGAAGGACCTTCTATCACAATCTCTGGGGCGGGTTCGGTAGATGTAATTACAGAGCCCAACCTAATCATTGTTTCCGGTACAGGGGGTGGGGAAACTAGCGGAACTGCTACTGTCAGCGGGTGCTACTCCCACAATCAGACCGTAGCGACGGGTACTTGGACCGTTGATCATAATCTAGGAACGCAGACGGTCAACTACATTGTCCTCGACAACTCAGGAAGTCAGGTGCAGCCTGACGACTTTACGATTGTAGACGACAACCAGGTCTCTATTGATTTTGTTACCGACCGTACAGGCATCGCGAATATCTTTGCCTGTGTAGATGATGAGGTTACTTTTGAGGGCGGTTCATTTTCCAGCATAACGGCAGTTACTGGTACTTTCACCACAGGGATTACGGTTGGTACCGGAACCACCTACATCACAGGTTCTGGGATTGATACTCCTGAGCTTAAGATTAACGGCCAGGCTCCCTCCTTCGGCGGCGGCGTTGAGTTCCTAGGAACCTTTACGGACGACGGTACCCGGCTTTATATCGAGGACCTGCCTTCTGGTTACAGGAGATTTGAGATCCAGATTGTGGGACTTGAGTCCCAGTCTGCTACCTTGGAAGCCCTTCAGGTTCGTCTGAAGAGCGACGGGGTGGGTGAGGGTTATACCAACAGTAATGATGTCGAGGGTGTGGTCAAGGCCGCGAGAAATACCCAATCCGCTAATGGTGGAGCTACTGCTAACGAGATTAATTACGGTGTGTTCCAGACTGCTAACCGCTTCTATCTGGTACCTAATAGCGGCGACTGGAATATCGGGAGGGATGCGGACCAGACTTGGAACGGTGTTATCAATATCGTCAATGTTGGCAGTGCCACTTCCTATCCTTACATCACTTTCGAGGGAACTTATTTTTCAGACAATGATCGTCTTGTAAATATCAATGGCGGTGCCACCCGCTATGTTAAGAATACCCTGACAGGTCTTAGAGTTGAACTAAACGCAGGCGGTGCTTTGACAGCCACCGCTTACCTATATGGGTACCCGGAGTAAATAGATGAGATTCGATGCAAACATAGCTGCTAGCGGAACGATCTCCGCACCTGAGGGAATCTTCGACGCTCTGACGGTGTCTGGAAACCCCGTGTCTACAGGTACGGGAGGTGGCGGGTCCTCACTTACCGTCAGGGACCAGCTCGGCGGCGTTATCGTAAATGATGTTGACACTATTAAGGTAACCGACGGTACTCTTACGGACGAGGGTAGCGGGACTGTTAGCATCCTAACTGGTGGAGGAAGCGGCAGTGATTCACTCCTTACTACTTCAGGAATTATTGGTAGAAAACTAACCACCGCCTTTGACCCAGTAGCTCTGTATTGTTTTGATGATAATCTATTAGACTCTTCGGGTAATGGATTTGACCTCTCCTTGGATTTTGGTGTAGAACTATACACCTCTGTTAATGGTTTAAGGGGTGTTCGTTTCGATGGCGATACTGGATATACCTATAGTACCACCGGAACCGCCTTGGAGATTTTAGGTGACATTACTTTGGAATTCCTGGTGGTCGCCGACGGTCCGGGAAATAGCCCTGATTATCTTCTATCGTATGCAGATCAATCAGAAGCTGAGGCGGGTAACGGTATTTACGTAGCCAGAAGAGCATCTACCACGGGTAATCCTTATGGGTGGTTCCAGGAATTTGGCTCAGGTTCAGATCAGATTCACGACTTCGACGGTGCGCCTTTACCTGCCCTACATCACGTCGCTTTCGTTAGAGATAGCAATGTAGTTACTCTATATATTGACGGTGTGGCTACAGATTCCTCTCCCTCTCTTACAGGGGCTACGGGGGGAAGTTCCTCTACTCTAAATATTGGTTCTTTCGGCGGCAGTGCCGCTAATGCGTTCTATGGAACTCTCTGCTGTGTTAAGATTATAGCCTCTGCGCTTACAGCAGAACAAGTATACTCCGAGTACAGATCTACCTGGGCAACCGCCCCCGCTATATCTGCTACCGGTGCCGGCTTCTTCGGTGCAGTGATTGAAAAGTCCGAGACTGATGGAGATCAGGTTATTTCCGACGGCGTTACTGCTGATATTTCGTTCCCCACAACAGTTTATGATACTGGTAGCTGGGTCGATCCTATAGACAACACAAGGTTGGTAGTGCCTTCTGGACTGGGAATCACTCATGTTATATTGACTTCCCAGATTGGACTTAGTGGACTTGACGCAGCTAATAGCGCTTTTGTAAATATTCAGCAGAATGGGGGTAATAATGCTGTTGCTTCCTCTATTGTGCGTGTCCCTCTGGATAACGTGGCGGTTACCCATGTTCAGCAATCTACTACCGCCCCCACTCCTGTAAAGGAAGGTGATTATTTTCAGGTCAGGGTTAGAAATAATACTGGTTCTAACTTTAATGTAATTGATGACTTTGGTAATAGTTGGTTTGCCGTATATGCTTTGCAGGCGGGCGGAAATCCTCAGGATGTTGTCGCAATCAGCGGTACTTTTAGCGAGCACCTGACTATCTCCGGAGTACCTGTTTCCACGGGTACTTCTGGGGGAGCTAGCTTGGATCCTTCCCAGGATCAGACAATTACTGGTAATTGGGATTTCCAGGGTAATTTGACCAAGGATGGGGTGGATGTAGCTACAGTAGATGATCTCTCCGCAGCTTCGGGTACCGGGTACGTGGTGCCTGTATCCGGAACAATTGTTCGACCTCTAAGTAACTCCTATGATCCCATTGGTCTCTGGGTCTTTGATGGGGATTTGACGGACAGTTCTGGTAATGGGAATGATCTGACCGCTGAGGTTGGTTCTTCTAATATTGTCCGTATTGCTCCTTATCTACAAGGTAATGCTTTTGCTGGCGACACCATCCTTGTGGCTGGAGACGATTCCGATCTAGAGCTGACCGGCGACGCGACTATTCAGGCTATCGTAATTTATGCAGCAGACACCATCGTTTCGGCTACTAAGACTATCGCGGGACAGACGGGACCTTCGGGCGATGGGGTTGATGCTAATAACTTCCTGATGCGTATGTCCTTAAATACTACTGACTCTGTGGCATACTTTGCTGAGGACACCGGCGGTGCTAACATTAGTTTTACTTCTGCTCAGAAGTTGAATGGTAGGGCTAGAACCGCACATCATTTAGCTATTGTTCGAGAGAATGACGATGTAACTGTTTATATTGATGGTGTTAGGTATGATTCTTCTAGCGGCTTGTCTGCCCCAGTAGATGGTTCTGCTACTCGGTTCCGAATCGGTGGGGATATCTCCAGCGGCGCAGGAGATAATTTCTTCACCGGCGTAATAGCCAGTGTTAAGTACAATGACTTCGCTCTCTCCGACGCCCAGATTAGAAGAGAGTACGAGAGTCTTCTCCATGACATTAATGTTCCTGGAACCCCCGCTGTTTCGGGTGATGTGGTAGTCTCCCGGGCTATTGTTAGAAGAGATAGCACCAATCAGACTATCAATGCCTCTACTAATACAGAGGTTATCTGGGATACTACAAACTCCACATTGGACCCTGACGATTGGGCGGACGTGGGCGGCAGTAACCCAACAAGATTAACGGTCCCTGAGGGACTTAATATTGATAAGGTGAATATTTCTTGTCAGATCGAATGGACGGCTAATAGCACCGGAAGAAGAGGAATGCTGCTGAAGAAGAACGGAGCATTGTTTAACGACGGCCGTCAGTATTTGGATTTCCGACAGGCAACCTCAACCAACCCACTCATTCAGAATGTTAATTGGCCCAATATCGAAGCTACTTCTGGTGATTACTTTGAGCTTACGGTTAATCAGGAATCTGGAGGTAATTTGGATATTGTCCAAACTCCTAATTCTTGGATGTCTGTGGAAGGTATTACTAGTGGCGGAGGTACGGTATTTTTCGATGACTTCACCGCCTCCTCTGTCGCTGTTGCCGAGTCTTTAACTATTTCTGGCGTACCGGTATCTACGGGTACAGGTGGGGGTGGTTCTGGGGACGGTAATATCACGGACATCAACTCCCAGGAAGGTCCTTCCATTACCATTACAGGTACTGGAGCTGCGGAGACTATCACTTTAGGTAACGCTATTACGGTGAATGTTCCGGAAGCGTACACCTCAGGGGCTCGCGGAGCTCTTATGTCTGTCAGCTCTGGTACTTCGGTGCCCAATGACAGTACCGCCTTCGTTGCTTGGGACACAGCGCACTACGATACCGATAGTTTCTGGTCTTCTTCTGAGCCTACTCGACTTACGATCCCGGCAGGCATTAGGAAGGTCCGCCTTTCCGCACGCTTCCGCTGGACCCAGTCTACAAACGGTGACCGAAGACTCATTATGCGGAAGAACGGCAATGGTTCTTTGACTCAGGACCCCTCTGATGGTCAGGTTGTATTTGAGGTAGAGGCCCACGCAACTGAGGATTCGGGAGTAGGTACTGTTCAGGACGCAATGTCTCCAATTATGGAAGTTGTCGAGGGAGATTATTTCGAAGTTCTGGGGCGTCAAGGCTCCGGCGGCGCTCTGGATCTCTTACACGAGACCATGTGGTGGCAGCTGGAAGTTGTTGATCCTGTCCCCGTTGTTGGTCCGGGAGAGACGGTCTTTATACGTAATGTGGAGCTGGAATCTGACGGCGACTTAGTCATTGACAATATTCCCCAGAACGCCACCCACCTTCGTATTATCGCATCTTTGCGAAGTGATGATAATAATGTTAGTGATGCTTGTACCGTGCAGTTTAATGATGATACGGGGGCTAATTACGACGTTGTTTGGAGAGGTTGGTATGCAGATAATACGGACACGGGTTCTGGTGTAGACGGTGCGGGTGTTTCTAATGCGCGGGGTCTCCAGATTCCGGCGGATAACGCGGCAGCAAATCAGTATGGTCAGGGTGTTTATGACATTCATTTCTATTCTGATACTACACGTAACAAGAATCTAACCGCAAGAGGTTCTTCGGTAGAGAACACTAATGACGGTGATGTCAAGACAGATGTTATCGGTCTTGGGTGGAGAAATACCGATGGGATCACCAAGATTTCCTTTAGCGGCTTTAATGGTACCGGGCTTAAGGCAGGTTCTAAGGTAACTGTATACGGTCTAGGTAATGAGTTGGCTACTTACGCAGACAAGGTCGTGGCCGCTAGCGGTACTTTCAGTGAGTCCCTGACTATCAGCGGTGTTCCTGTTTCTCTGGGAGGCGGTGGTTCTGCAAGTACCCTACAGGATGCATACGATAATGGGGACGGTGTAGTTTCTACAACCTTCGGTAAGCCTTTTGTGGTGTCCGGCACTGAGTATGATGCGGATGCGGACTTCAAGGTGGTGGGTAGCGGTGTGTTTACGGAGGCTTTGCAGGTCGGAAGTGGTACTACATTTATTACCGGGGATGAGATCGAAACGCCTCGTATGTTTGTCGGGGGTTCGGAATTATTGCCTGGTAATAACGCAACCACCTTGTCTGGTATTATTGGACGCAAGCTCGGACTGGAGCATAGTCCGGTAGCCCTCTATCTATTTGAGGGCAGCGGTAATGATTCCTCAGGTAATGGTTTTGATATGTCGGCCGGCACCGCTTTCCAGCAAACCTACATGGAGAACGGCCTTTCTGCGCACAGGGCAGATGGTAATCAGTTGGAGAGAACTGGTACCGCAAATGACGCCGCTCTGACAATTCAGGGAGACATCACTGTCCAGGCTCTTGCTACTATCAACACACTAGATGGTACTACTAACCCTCTGAGGTTTATACACTTCTCCGCCTCGGGAGAAACTGAGGCTTCTAACGCCCAGTACTCCCTAGCCTTGCAAGGTGATGGTAGGCTGTTCTACAACCATGAATTCTCTGCGGGGACGGATCAGTCATTCACAGGAGATGCTTCCTATCGTATTACTGCCGGAAGCACCTATCTAATTGCTTTCGTAAGGGAGAACAACGTTGTTCAATTCTATGTCAATGGTTTGAAGTTTGGTCCCGCATCCTCTACGCTGACTGCTCCTACCGGAGGTACTACTGCGTTTATCAAGACAGGTAATGGTACTACTTCTTCCCAATTTGCGATCGGCTGCGCTAAGGTTGTTGATCGCGCACTGACTGAGGAGGAGATGTATGCAGAGTACCAGCGTACTTGGAAGCCTGCTCCCCTTGCAACCACAACGGGCTCTTCTTTGTGGCATGGGTTAGTTCCCCCTTCAAGCCCTTCCCAGTACGATGATGAGTTCGACCTGCCCGCAGGATCTTCTCCGGGCTCTCAGTGGACCACGTTTGACCCTGGTTCTGATATTTCTACCTTGGAGATTAGGGACAATCCTGGACGGTTATATTTAAATACTCTGAACAACGGAGAGTTTTGCGGCCTTCTGAGTCAGATTACAGATGATACTCCCAGCTTCTCTGTTTACACCTACATTCAGCCCCATTTCCGAAGTAGTAGAACCGCCACGTTTGATAACTTCTACGGGGTGGCTTTCATTGAGGACTCTTCTAGTCCCGCCACTACCAATATTATGTTGGCAGGTGTTCGCATAGAGAAGAGTGGTTCGGGATACAACCAGGATACTGCAGGCAGGGTTGGTGTCTGGGAGTTTGATCAATACGATGATGCTTCCCCTACTCTTCGTTTGTCGGACGGTTCTTTTACGGACATGAGTACCGCTGGTATATTCATTCAGGCGAACTGGAATGCGGGGCTTAATCGAATTGGAGTGTCCTGGTCTCACGACGGGGTCTCCTGGCATGAGACTGCCCTTGTTGATATAGACACTCAATCGACTATGACGAGTTGGAACCACGTTGCTCTGATCGGACGCACGGATGGCGAGTCTGCTAACTCGGGCTCCTTCCGATTCTTCCGCTATACAGAGACCGGGTTTGGTTATGCTAACCCAATGCCCGCTGGTGAGTTGGGTGTTGGTTCTGGCGGCAGCTCTTCTTTGGACGAAGGACAGGTCGCACTTGTTTCCCAGGTGTTCGGATCCTAGGTTGCCCAGATTGGATGTGTGAAATATTATTAGGTAGGTGGACATACCTCCACCTAAAGAGGACTAATGGCACAACATAATGCGGATCTAAATGTAGTTGGAACTCTGACTGTACCGTCCGGAATCTTTACGGATTCCGTAACGCTGTCTGGGGCTCCAGTTCTAACTACTGACAGCCCTGTGGGCGGAGCTATCCCTGATCCGTTAGTTTTGGCTTCTGGTGTATTTTCCGACTCCTTGACCATCTCTGGAGTACCAGTGCCTCTTGAGGGCGGGTCCGGAGGCGGCGGGGCCGTAAGTAATATGGTTTCTGCTGCTAAGCTCCGTAAGCTTACCGGTAACGATCAGGTTAATCCCTCAAATGCCCGAGTAACTTGGCAAGAAGTAGTTTATGATACAGATTCCTGGGCAGATCTAGCTAACGACGAGTTAGTAGTTCCTGCTGGTTTGGGAATTACTCATGTAAGAATTCTTGCCCAGGTTAGGTGGGACCCCGCAACGGCCACCAATACTACAACTGTCGCCATCGTCGACGGTGACGCTGCAACATTGACACCCTCTGTTGCAGACAAGAGGACTGTGGGATTCACTACTTCTCACTTACAGCAAGTGGTATCTCCCCTAATCCCTGTTTCTGCAGGCGATAGATTTGAGGTACTGGCCGCCGCTACTCAGGCCACTATCGATTCGGATTTCGATCAAAGCTCTTTCTCTATCGAGGGCTATGCTGTGGGGACTTCCCCTCTAACGGTACAAGAGACCGACGGGGACCCTGTAGTTTCTGGAGTTTCAGTTATTAATGTTCCGCCAGGGTCCCTGACTGATGAAGGTGGCGGTTCTATTACGCTGGATTTTGCTACTGGCGGGTCCGGGGGCGGAGGCATTGGTCAGATTCCTTCTTCTGGAACCGTCTGGAGCCCCTTCCTTGCCCCCGCTTCCGGTACTCAGTATGACGATGAGTTCGTAGCCGGAGTAGCTGTGACTGGTACTCTTGCCCAGGGCGGCTGGTCTGTATGGGATGAGGGCGGACAGGCTTCTATTATTGAGACGCATGCTGACGGCGGCGGTCTCCGGATGTCTAATTTTGGTAACACCTCGACTGGTGATATTCAGTTCTTTGGTATTTACAAAGACATCCCTACAGAGTCCTTGTGGGAGGCTATTACTTACGTAAGTATTGGAAGTACTGACACTCTATCTGCAGGACGCAGTCTTCGAGTAGGCTTCGGCCTCTTTGATGATGTGGCAGGTAATCCGGGAACCACCGATTTTGTCTTTATGGGCCTGTTGGCAGATAGCACTGGGTTCTCTATTGTTAGAGAGACCTTTGATGATTGGGATGATGAGACCCCTTCTAATACTGACATCATCACGGACGGCGGCGATCTCATGTATCCCGGGGTGTTCCTGAAGATTTCAGCACGGGACGGTAACAATGATTCCTTTGATCTTCATTACTCTTTCGACGGGTATGGGTGGGGTACTTTCTCTTGGTACCCATACCCTCTTCCTTTTGATATAGATCAGATTGGTATTATTGCGAACAATGCTAACTCTTCCTCGTTGAATAACTTCACTGCTAAGTTCTTCCGCATCGATCCTAGGTTCCTTGGTTCGGGGAGTAGAGGTATTCCGATTCTGGGTAACTACATTGATCCTACCGGCGGAGGTGGGGGAGTAGAAGATCCTCTTACAATTGGAACAATTAACGTAACAGATTCTTTGACTATTTCTGGAGTACCTGTTCCGCTAGAAGGCGGGAGCGGCGGTGGTTCTACCACTGCTTCCGGTGGTTATTTTGACCCCATGGCTCCTCCAACATACCCGAGCCCGTTTGACGACGAGTTCGACCAGTTCACTGATGACGCCGATGGTGAAGCCTTTACTTTAGACCCTGATCCTGTTTGGACGCAGTGGGATCCGGGCGGCAATTTACGGATGAGAAACCAGTACGGTGAGGGTGTGAGCGAGGCTGGTTTTGGTTTTAGCCACGTCGGTAACGCTACACCGACCTGGAATGGTTATATTCGTCCCCTCGCAGATATGGCTGCTACCACTTCGGGAGGGCAGTCTTATTGGTTTGATGTTCATGTTTCTATGGCAGAGCGTCACGATATCCGGGGTTTGGGTGGAGTAATCATTGGTGGTGACTTAATTAGTAGTCCCACCACAGAGAAGTTCATCTACGTTGCTCTAGAGAATAACGCCAGTTTAGGTTCCGAGAACAACTCACAATATCAAATCCGCTGGTCTACTAATGGCGTGGATTATAATGACGCCATTACTACCAACAGTTCTACTACGGATTCTAGCGGACCTCTCCAAACCGACATGCATCTTCGGATCATGTATGACGGTCTTAGTAATCAATATTCTGCTCTTTATTCTACTGATGGTAGGGCTTTTAGTATTGTTACTCAGCCTCAGATAGCTAGTGGTACTCTAAACTTTACTCCGCACGTGGTCGGTATTGTTGGCCGCGGCGAGGATGTAAGTGGGGGCTGGTTAACCCGATTTAGCCATTTCCGATTCCGGAAGGGTAACAATAGAGATATTGAGGGGGGGTGTTATCACCCAATCTAGAATTCCCGTCAACGGTGCTCGCGTATACTCTGTACCTGCGGCTGCGGGAACTGGTTCTTCCTTTGATCCTACTTCTGATCAGAATATCACCGGGGCATGGGATTTCACCCAGCTTACTGTTTCAGGGCAGCCTGTTGCTACCGGTACAAGTGGCGGAGGCGGTTCCTCTCAGAGGTTCCTTGAGCCCGCTCGTGTTTACAACCCACTTCTCCCCGCAACGGGAACTCTGATCGACGGCGTCCTTTATGACGACAACTTCATCGGTAATGAAGACGATCCCATTGATACTGGGCGTTGGACTGTTTTTGATCCAGGCTCTAATCTTACCGAAGATCCTCCTTTAATTGATGGTCAGGATAGAGTCCGTCTTCGCACGGGCAATGACCCGACGGGTGCTGAGGAAGTTGTAGGTATTTATCAGGAGTCTCCGGCTATTACAGAGCGTCACGCGTTGTATACTCGTGTGGCCAATGCAATTGGAAGCCAGACGCAGGTAGAAACTTTCCAGGGTATTATCTATCTGGAAGATAAGGACGCCCCCACTACCTCTAATATTCTACTTCTAGGTACTAGGATGCGTCGTATCGCTGATGTTCCGACATTTGAGATCGGAGCTTGGGAGTTTACCAGTTATACTGATACATCTCCGACCCAAGTCAGTGCCACGGTTGCCGATTTCGACGCTGCTAATGTAGACGGCCTTTATCTCAATGTTACCTGGTTTGGGTCCGGTAGTTTGGACCGGTGGGATATCCATTACAGCTTTACGGGAGAGGATTGGTATCAGGTAGCCGGGGTCGACCGTGGTGGAGATACTTCCATGACCACTTTCGACGCCTTCGGTCTTGGTATGATGGAGGAAGGTGGTTTTGTTACGGGGGCGGTATTTAATTTCTTCCGTGGTCACGACGTCGGAGGTACGGTACGTCCGGTACCTGCTGGGTTTATGTATGTGGAGACTGATCCTACGGCCAGCGGCTCTCAGATTTCAGGAGGCGGTGGGGGAGGTTCTACTGATACCCTACAAGACGCATACGACAATGGTGATGGTACAATCACTACTGTCGCAGGTAAACCCTTGCATATCACAGGGGATGAGTATGACGGTAACGTAGACTTCCAGGTAACTGGTAGTGGTAAGTTCACCGAATCTCTCCAGGTAGGTAGCGGTACCGTATGGATTGATGGAGACAAGGTGCAGACCCCGTCTCTGATCGTGGACGGCAGCCCTATCACTTCTGCTATAGCAGTTGATGGTTTTTCCGGTGCTACGGTTAGACTTGACGCAAATCAAAGCGTTGCTAATGTTACTAACTATATCGTCCAGTGGGATGAGCTGGTTTCCGACACCGATGGATATGTTGATTTGGGATCAGACAACACTATCCTTACTGTTCCGGAAGGAATAGGGATTACCCACGTTAAGTTGCAGGCACAGATGGTATGGAATGCTTCTACCACCGCAGGCCGCCGTGTTGTTCAGTTCCAGAAGAACGGTGCTTCCATCATGGATGGTAAGCTTCACCGTACAGACCATGGCGTTACTAGCGCGGGACATCTTACTCAGCAGACAGATACTCTTAGTATTTCGGCTGCCCCCGGAGACACGTTTAGAGTTCTGGTGTTCCAGGACTCGGGCGGTGCTTTGGATGTTACTGACGCTACCCTTAACTCCTCTTCTTGGTTCTCTATCGAGAGAGCTAATCCGGTAGCCGTAAGTGGTACGGAATTTACCTCTATTAGCGGCACCTTTACTGAGTCTCTAACGGTCTCTGGTGTCCCAGTTAACATTGGCGCAGGAGGCGGTGCTGGCACAATTACGGACATTAACACCGTTGCCACAGGCCCTTCCGTAACTATCACAGGTGCGGGAGGGATTAGTACTGTAACCGAGGGTAACACAATTACGGTCAGCGGTCTGGGAACCTATATGCCTGGGTTCCGAGGAGCCGAGGTAACCAGTACTAGTGGAATTGATATTCCTCACAATACCACAGTTTTCCTAGGTACTGGGGCTATCCCGTTTGATCAGGTAAACTATGACACCGACGGTTTCTTTGACGTTGACCACCAGGGTAGATTTGTAATTCCTGCGGGAATCAACAAGGTCAAGGTTCTGTACACAGTGGCTTGGCCAGAAAACTCCACTGGAGAGAGAACAGCTTTTGCTAGTTTGAATGGAACTTCTGTTTCTAGTAGTAGGATAGCGGCTAGCCCCACAAGTGAAACTGTGCAGAGAGCGGAGAGTGGTGTTATCGATGTTTCGGAGGGTGACATCATTACCCCCGGACTACGTCAGGAATCTGGAGTCACCCTCACCACGAATCCAAATACTAATATTGCGGTGTTCGCTCTTGAGGTTGTCGATCCGGCCCCGACCCCAGGATTTGTAGGTAAGCAGAAGTTCAATGGTGCCCTACTTGCTCTTGATGCTAATCAGTCTATCAGCAACGCTACTAACACAGAGCTGGTTTGGGCTGAGCCTGTAAGCCCTTGGTACGATACGGACGGCTGGGTCGATGGTCCTAGCTCATCCATCGTGGTGCCCGAGGGTGTTACCAAGGTTAGAGTTAATGTCACTGTGGTTTACCAGCAGGACGTTAGCCAGACCGGGTATCGTCAGCTCTGGTTCTCGGTTAATGACTTGGCCCCGGTTGGGCGTGGCTTCTCCCGCATGCTTCCTGTGGGAGGCACTTCGGACGTTCCGCACGTACTTACAGGTGTATTCCCTGTTCAGGCAGGGGATGTCATAAAGGCGCTTACTTACCAGAACAGTGGTGGGTCCTTGGACGTTGTTACTAACAATTCTACCTTTATCCAGATCGAGGCAGTAGAGACTAACTCTTCCTTCCAGATTGATGAATTCACTGCTGTTTCGGGTACGTTTAATGAGTCCTTGACAGTATCGGGCGTGCCTGTTAATATCGGGTCCGGTGGTGGTTCTGGTGTAACTAAGTACCAGCAGATGTTTACAGACCAGACCACGGTCTCCGTGACCCACAACATCGGAAGCATCGTCCACATGATTACTATCCTGGACGACAACAACTATGTAATTGATGCCACCATTCAGTATGGTGAGAATACTGACACGGTAACCTTTAGCGAGTCCCAATCCGGCTCCGCAATTGTAATGGGATAAGGAGTATAGATGTCACCCAATAAGTTGTTTAATACAGACATAACTGTTAGCGGGGCCGTCACCACGGTATCTGGCGTCTTTGATTCTGTCACGGTGTCGGGAATTCCGGTTAATATCGGGCCCGGAGGCGGTGCCGGTAACATCACAGACATCAACAACCAGTCTGGGCCCTCCATTACTGTTACAGGCACCGGGGGTATAAACACCATCACTGAGGGTAATACTGTTACTATCAGCGGGGCTGGTCAGTTCTCTCCCGGATACCGAGGTGCTCGACTGACTACCTCTTCCGGGATCGATGTCCCTAATGACGTGAGTACCATCTTGCCTTGGGACACGGTCGAGTACGATACAGATGGATTTCATAACCCTGATAATGTAGCTACCTTCAAGATCCCAGCAGGAATTAGGAAGATCGATCTGTTAACTAATATTAGATACAACGTAGATGCAGGCGGTGAACGTGCTGTATTTATTCAGAGAGTACGTGATGGAAGTACCTTTACGTTTGGTGGTACCCGAATCAACGCTAATGATGATGCCGCCACACATCTCATGAATACAGCTTCAGGGCCCATTGAGGTGTTAGAGGGTGACGAGTACCATGTCATGTCCCGTTCTGAGAATGCACTCTCCTCACCGGCTGAGATCCAGCCCGCGGATAGTCAGGTATTCTTCACTCTGCAGGTCCTAGACCCTGCCCCTGTGCCCGGACTTACGGGTAAGAAGGCATTTAACGGCGCACTGGTTAGAAAGACTACCGACCAGGTAGTGGCCAACGACACCACAGTGGACGTTACTTTTGACCAGACGGTATACGATACTCACGGCTGGGTTGATCTTACTAACAATCAATTTATTGTGCCCGAAGGTGTTACTAAAGTTAACGTCACATACAACTTGCTGTGGCGGAACGACTCTACTTTAGGTGTAAGGTCCCACAATACGCTATTTAATGGCTCTTCTCGTCCCGGTACTGGGTTTAATTCCATAGACGCTCCTAATGATGCCACTCTGCATTCAGTTGGTAGGCACAGTGGTGCCGTAGAGGTTTCTCCCGGAGATACCATTAGGGTGGATGCTTACCAGAATTCGGGAGGCAACGTAGATATTAGAACAGCTAATGCCACTTGGATTCAGGTAGAGGCTGTAGAGACTAACGAGTCTTTCCAGATTGACGAGTTCGCCGCGGTTAGCGGTACTTTTTCCCAATCTTTGACCGTATCCGGCGTTCCGGTTAATATTGGTGCTGGCGGCGGGGCCGGAACCATTACTGACATCAACACCTCCGCTACGGGACCGTCGGTGACAATTACTGGCACCTCTGGGGTGAACACGATCACTGACGGTAACACCATTACAATAAGCGGCGGGGCCTTCTCTCCTGGGTTCCGTGGTGCTCATATCTCTACGACCTCTGGCGTTGCTGTAGCAGATGACACCACAGTTCGTATGGTATATGATAAGGTAATCTTCGACACCGACGGTTTCTTTAATGGTCACGACGGAATGACTATTCCGGCTAACGTCAAGAAGGTAAGAGTTGACGCTAATATTAACTGGGACGACGATAATGTAAGCTTTGATGAGTCCACCTACACCCTGAGTCTGAGAAGAATTAGAGGCGGTTCGGACTCATTCCAGTCTCTTATCCGGCAGCGAACTGTCTATGATACGCCCGTTGCCCAAGAAACTGCCATGGAGACCTCTGCGCTTATTGATGTGGAGGAGGGAGATGAGATTAAGCTCAATCTCTTTCACCGAGACCACGGCGGAAGTGCTACCGTAAACACCCGAGCTATTGGGGACGGCATTGGTATGAGGTTGGAGGTGGTTGACCCTGCCCCCATGCCTGGACCAAACATTACTGGTAAGCAGCAGTTTCGCGGTGCCCTGTACACCACTACTTCCGGCGTGGACTGTGCAGAGAGCGTCGTGGTTGAGCATCCTTGGGACGTCACGACTTACGACACCGAAGGTTTTAAGGCTACGGACTCTAGAATCCTTATCCCTGCGGGCGTCTCCCGTGTAATCCTCAAAGCCGGTATTACTTGGGACGATGACGAGCCCTCTGCGGAGGGTACTGAGCGCTTGATTCAGGTTGTTCGCTTCCCTGATGCTGCTGCCGCCGCTGATCGGGTAGAGGTCTTTGTGCAGGGTCCGGGTGTCGCTAACGGTGCTGACGAGCCTACCGCACAGTTGGCTGTCAGTCCTGTAATCAACGTGGTTCCTGGTGAGTACTACGGTCTCCGTTTACGCAGCAGCGCTGCGGGTACCTTAAGTACCCTCCCCTCTGCTTCGGCCAACCGTCTCAACTTCTTCTCTGTTGAGGTAGTTGAGGACAGTGAGCCTGTAGCGCTGAATGAGATTGCTGCGGTCAGTGGTACGTTTGACCAGACGCTGACTGTCTCGGGAGTCCCTGTCGATATCGGAGGCGAGGGTTCTAGTTTTTCCTATGAAGGACTTTATCTTAACCCTTCTGCTAAGCCTCCTACTGTACATCCTAAGTCTGATTGGTTCGATGATAATTCTGGCAACCCTACCCTGACCGGAACGCATCTGATTGACTCGGGTAAGTGGTCTCTGTGGGATGTTGATGGGGTTGCGCATGCTAATAACGGCAAGACCGCTGTTATGTACGACGGCTCTGAGCCCCGACAACCTTACGATACGAATATTATGCAGGTCATTCATGATGGGACTACTACAGGAGGCTGGCTCGGATACTACCAGGCCGCTCCCGCAGGGGATTTCACCATCACTGCTCGAGTTTCTATTCGTAGAGGTATTTTTGATGGCTCAGCGGGCGGTGAGGAAAATACTATGGGAATCTTCATTGCTGAGGACTTGGGTAGTAGTCCTACTACTGCTAATCTGGCAGCTATGAGCTTGCATTGGGATGGTCTTGCTCCTACCAGTACAGATTGGGCTATCTTCGAAGCTTCCGAGTGGTCAGATTATAACTCTAGAACTGCTGGTTCAGAGATCGGCGGCCGCGTTAGGGAGAATCTTTGGGTTAGATTGTGGTACCGAACCTCGGATGATAGAGTAATTTTTGCCTATTCTATTGACGGCATTACTTGGTCCGAGCTTAGAAGAACTACTCCCATTGGATTTACCCCGGCATCTATCGGGTTTGGGCTGAACAGTAATAAAACATTCACGTCCACAGGTAAGATTGACTTCTTTGCTGTGGCGTCCGGTGTAACATCGGATTCACTTGCGGGCCATGGTAGATTGATCCCGCTACCAACACTATAGGAGATTATTATGACCCCAATCAGTAGAGAATTTCTATCAGAGAGTACCAATGGACGGTACATCAACGTTACCACCAGTGGAACCCCAGGCACTCTGATTCACACTGCCACCAGCACGGCTGGCGAGAAGGACGAGGTATGGCTTTGGGGAACCAACAACACGGGAGCTTCTGCCACAGTAGCTATCGAGTGGGGTGGAACGGACGATGTTGCAGATATTAATCAGGTAGGTATGTCCCCCGCCAATGGTCGTCAGCTTCTTGTTGCGGGTGAGACCATTGCCGGCGGTTTGAGTATACGCGCATACTCCACGCACCCCTCTGCTTCTGTCAGCGGTGTGAATATCGGTGGACATGTGAACAGGATTAGCTAATGCCAGGTGCTGTAAGGAGTAGAGGTGGGACAGGAAATCGTTCGACGGGTTTGGTAGATCCAAACGCGGCGAAAGCTAGTGGTTTTCATTTTCAGAATCAACGTTCGCTACGCTTTGATTCTAATACCAGTGAGCATGTGGAAGGACCCGCTCTGCAGGACGCAGGCACTTTTACCACCAATATATCCTTTGCCATTTGGCACAAGTGGGATATTGTAGACGGGGGCCCTGGTCTGTACGATTGTGTGTGGGGAGCCTCCAATAGCTTTAGTGCTGCTAATAATGGAGTTATGTGCTATTGGCAGACCAGTTCGGAGATTTCTTGGGCGGTCAACAACTATAGCGCAAATAGAGCCGCCGCTACTGGGCTGACGGCCACGGACTGGAATTTCTTTGTCGGAACTTACGACGCTAATCTGGGCTCCCAGAACATCAAAGTCTATGCTAATGGGGTTCTGGGCGGAACAACCGACATTCTTAATGCCAATATTACTGGGCTAACTCAGCTAATTACTGTGGGCAAGACCTGGAATTCCCAGGACAGTGGGGGTGTGGATGACTTTACTGTAGGTAAGTCGGACGAGTTCGCTATCTGGGATTCTACCCTCTCGCAGGATGAAATTACAACCCTCTATAATAATGGTGTGGCGGGGTTTGAGTACAATATCAACAGTGGTCTTTATACTAGTGCGGACAATCTACGTCTTTGGTGGAGACTGGGCGACGATGGAGATACGGACGGTACCGACGGTGTTAAAGACAAGTCCGGTAATGGTAATCACGGCACCCTGACCGACATTACTAGCGCTAACTTTGACGAGGACGTAGCAGGAGGAGGAGTTTAATGGGACAACTAAAGGTCTATGACCAGCAGTCTGGTCAGTTCATTACGCTTAATGCTTTTCCTGTCAAGCAGACAATCAGCTTCACCACCATCACTGTAGAAGGTGAGGGTGATAACGAAGAGATTACTGAATCGGGATTCAACAATAGATCCTTGGTTCGCAAGCTAAAGGTAACCCCTACTGATCCTACAATCGAGGCGTTTCAGGTAGACTTCTACAAGAACTCCTCCTTTGCAGAGAATCAGTTGGAGTACAGGGCTACCGCAAGTGGAACATTCGTTGATAACGATGTATGGTTTCATGAGGACCTTGAGGCTTCTAATCAGCTGTACTTCAAGGTCACTAATGATGGTACTAATAATAGTACTTTTTCTGTAGAGATTACCGCGGAGGCATTTGCATAATGGTTTATCAGTATAGTGAGGTTAAGGTTGACGGAACCGCCGAAGGTGTGGAGGGGGTGTCTGGGGCGTTAGAGCAGATTTCTACTTTCATGCAGAATTGCGGTTGGACTTTAGTCGACGATAGGTCTAGCCAGCCCGGGTCCTCTAATATCGAGACTACTCACAAGTATGTATTTTCTTCTAATGGGGAGAACGGGGAATATCCCACCTTCTTTATGACCCTTACCTCTGGAACTTCTGCTACGGTTAATAGCAATCTTCTTGGAGTTACTGCCCATACAGCTTATGATGTGGGGACTAATAGTATACCAGCTAGTGGGGCCCGAACTACTACAGGCGCGGCTACCACTATGCCTAACACTATCACCTCTTTGAATGTTAGATCCCAGGATGATAACACAGAGATTTACATGGCGGGAGATTCAGAGATGGTTCACTTAGTTACTCGCCGAGAGATCACCAATAACTCTTCTGTGACCATGGATAGCATTTCTTTTGGTAGATTTGATTCCTTCATGTCCGTGGAAGAAAATCCCTATCCCATGCTTATTAATGGAGCTAACGGTACCGGCATTGTCACCGCGGGAACGGTCTCGCCCCGCTCTATCGGAGGTCAGCCTCCCCGGGGGTTTGTTAACAATAGCGAAACTACTGTTCTATCGACCAGCCCTCAGTCATATGCGGACGGTGTTCAGCCTTACAGTATTAATTCAGTGGATTCTATTTTCTTTGGATACCCGATGCAGGTAGTCTATAACGACGCCACGTCTCCCGGCTGGAAGGGCGCTGCTGGCATGGTACGTGGTGCTTGGTTGGGGGCAGACGCTACTCGCCTTCTTAACCTGTCTATTTTAACAGCTTCTGGTACTTTTGGAGAGCAGACATATAGGACTTTCACCCATGCGTCCACAAGTACCACTCCCAGTCTCATCGTTAGAAAATCTTAGGAGGAAGAAATGGTTTTTAGTTACAATGAAGTTACAATTTCAGGAGGGAATGCGGGGATCGTTGGGGCCTCCAGCGTGTTAGATGCTGTGGCCGATACGATGGTGGCTGCTGGCTGGGTGATCGACGATGATCGTAGATCTCAAGCAGGCAGCTCTGTTTTGGCTAACACCCATAAGATTGTACTTCGCAACGAGGGCGGTGAATCGGGAACCAGCCCTAATATTTATGTCACTCTGACTTCGGGCAATAGTGCTGCTCAGAACGCTGCCACCGTGGGTATGCAAGTTTCTGGGGCTTACGACAATGTTTCTCACACAGTTCCCGCTTCTGGAGTTAAGAACCCTAACACTACCACTCTTTCACAACTTAGGACCTTCTCTGTTGATGCCGATGGTTACAATAGGCTTTGGATCGCTGCGGACAAGGATCAGGTAGCGTTGGTAAATAACCATAGTGGTAGTGTAACTCCTGTAGTTTTTCTAGGAAGGATTCATAAGTATCTAGATGATGAATTGGAACCCTACGGTGCTATTGTTTTTTCCCCGGGCTCTATGACCCCGGTCTCAAACAATGCTCTAGGTATTGTAGGGAATAATCCCCCGGAGACTATTACCACATCTTCCGATGGTGATACGGTGACTATTGCCCTCACTAGTGCCCAGGAGCCTCGACAGGGTTTGGGTAATCAGGAGGCTATTTTTACAGCCAATCCCATACTGTGGACAGTAGACGATGCTTCACCTGTTCGTAAGGGTGTTATTGGTCAGATTAGGCATGTTTGGGCAGGGGCCAATCAGAACGCCGGATTGCCGCCTTTTGGGACCGCTGTAGTTTCTGGCACTGGTCAGGAGTTTGCCGTTTTTGGAGGCTCTACTACCTTATTCTTAAGGAAGAACTAAAGACGTGTTTGGTCAAAGTCCGCCAACCACAAGCGGGATTGTAATTGTTTCCGGGTCGAATAGCTTTGACCCCGTTACTTCCGATTGGGGAACTGTTGTCGCAACCCTGACCGAGTTTACGGAAGGCTCTGCGGTTCGAACTTCCGACATCCCCTTCATCATGAATGATCTCAGTCTTTATACCCCCGCTTCTGGTATCTTATTGACTAATTTTAATGAGGTTATCTTCGAAGTAACTGCAGGATTTGTTCCTTCTTTCGAAGACGACACTGAGATTATAAGTACTCCGGTCACTACCAGCGGCATTGTGATCATGAATTTCTATCCCGGCGCGGGCGCAGGCGAGATCCCCTATGTACCACCTACTTATATCAACCAAAGACTATTCCCCGTCGTGTTCTCTGGAGCAGGAGAGCGTGTGTTCCCGGAGAAAAATAGGAGAGTTTATCCAGTACTACCACAATTCTCCGTTATTACTCCCGGTGATTAGAGATGAAGAAGACACACTGTAGAAGAGGACATGAGTTTACTGAGGATAATACTTATACCTACCCTGACGGTCGTAGGAAGTGCTTAACCTGTGCCCGTAGTAACAATCGTAACTGGTACAAGAAGAACTTGGAGCGAGAGAGGTGCAGGAGTAGAGAATACTCTAAGAATAATCGTGTCAGACTGAACGAATACAAGAGAGAATGGTCAAAATCTAATCCAGATAAAATCAAAACCGCCGCTTTGCGTACTCGGTACGGTATAACCTTAGAAGATTACGAGACCATGTACAAGAAACAGTCGGGAAAGTGCGCAATTTGCGGTGATAATTACCCCGATCTTCACGTGGATCACGATCACGACACTCAGGAGGTAAGAGGACTTCTGTGCAGAACTTGTAATATAGGTCTCGGGCATTTCCAAGACAGCCCAAGCCTGTTGGAGCGGGCTGTACGGTATTTAGAAAAGCAACTAATCACACCAGGAGACTAAATTGGCCGGCAACTATAACCAGAATACATACAATAGTGCCCTATATAATGCCGGCCGTGAGGACCGTGGTGGGATTATCAAATCTATCATCCAGGCCCATACTGGTCCTCACATTCAGGCCGTGGTGGGCGGAGACCCCAGATTTCCTGCGAACCAGGACGGGGTCTCTTTCATTTCTGACTTCAATATCATCGAAGGTATTGTACGTAAGCCGCCCATTTGTTATAACTTTCCTGACCTGAAAGCGGTCATGCGGGTTATGCAGGTAGGTCAGCAGGACCTTGAGGCTTTGCTGCGTGTTCAGAACGCTTTCGATATGCCTGCATGTACTTTCCCGGTGGCCTTCCTCCCCGATCTGGGAGCTATTGTCTTCGGCCTCTTCGAGAAGGATCTCCCTGCTTACATCTTTGGTGAGTTGGCTCGATTGGATCTGCCAGCTATCTTGCAGATTGTTCAGGAGGACTTGGGAGGAGAGATTCTTGGTATTGCTGCCCCGAACCTTCCCGCTTCGGTCTTCTCCCAGTATGCTCCTGACCTCGGCGCAATCATCTGGTCCCCACACGATCTCCCTGCATACCTTGTCCCTGTATTCTTCAACGACCTTCCAGGTTCTATCCGTGGTTTCCAGTTCAAGGATCTTTCGGGAGAGATGCTTGGTATTCGTGAGCCCAAGCTGTTTGCCAACATCAAGGGTTTTGCTTCCAGCCACAAGGATCTTCCAGCCGCGTTGTCTTCTAGGATGGAAGAGCTGCTGAACGCCATTGTTTCTGCCCAATACCCCGGACCCAACGACATGATTGCTTCTGTCGGCTCCGGAGATAGTGATCACACCAATCTTGTGGGATTGATGAATGTCTTGCAGCCGGGAGATACGGACCTCAAAGCTACTATCGGTAAGGAGTTTGAGGTAGAATTTGATCTACCTGCAGCCATTAATTTCCTTTCAGCTACTACTATTCCTGCGGCCATCAATGTTTGGGATTTGGGAGTTAACGATGCGTTCCTTCCAGCTATATTCCAGCCAGTACACTCGGTAGATATCCCTGCCAGTATTGAGTCTAATGAGAATCTAAAGAACCTAGGTGCTGTGATTCTTTCCTTGGCGGGGAGTACGGATCTGGGCGCGTTTATCCGAGCAGCCGAGACTTTTGTTACCGCTATTCTGACCATTAGCACGCTTAACGCCTTTGATCTTAGAGCAACAATTGGTAATCCTGCTTGCGGTGGCGGGTCTGCTAATATTCTCCTTCCGGCTTACGCTAAGGCTCAACACGCTAAGGATGTGGGCGGTTTCATCCAGTCTTTCATCGAGGCTAACCTATCCGCTTCTATCAACCCGGACAACATTTTCTACACGATGGACTCTATTACGGTTAATTTTACTCCTAGAGCCGATCGACCAGTTAAGTTCTTGACCACAGATACTATCCCTGTTAACTTCTCCCCGTTCCGTGGATTGAATCTGGGTGCATATATCGAAGCCGGATTCCCCAACATTGATCTCTCTGCCTACATCAACCCTACCATTCCGCTCCCACGCTTTGAGCCCACCGTGAGTAGGATTGATGCGGTAGAACTCAGACCGACCCGTGAGTTTGACGTTCAGGAGATTCGCCTCCAGATGGAAGGTCAGCTCCTTGATTATTTCTACGTCAATGGTACTGATGAGGCTTTCATTAGAGACGGCACAGAGGACTGGAAGCTCAATATTAGATCCTTCCGGGAGATTGCTGCGGGACTATTTGGAGACTTCGCCGCAGGCCGCGTTTGTAGGATCGGTAATCTTAAAGGTTTCGCTTCCCTGGACGAGGCGGTGCGCGCCTGCATCGCTTCGGTGATTGGTCTTTCTGGGGAATCTGATATGCGCGCTTTACTCAATGTTCGAGGCGCGGTGGTTAATCTTCCCGCTTCCCTATCTGTTCAGGAAACCTTCGGAGATTTGCCGGGACTCGTTAACAGAGTATTCCCTGTAGATTTTCCAGCTTCCATTACAGGATCCGACGCTGTTCGGGAAGATTTGCGGGCATTCATTTTCCCAACAGGGAGTTTGACTTCTTCTTTGGCCGGAACCCTGTCCGGTTTCCAGGAAGACAGCAGTCTGTATGGGTACACTAACGCTACTGGTGGTTATGGGGACCTGAATAGTACTATTCCTAAGGTCTGGAAGTTCAATGATTTCTCTGCGGCTCTCCAGGTCTTCAATAACGAATTCGGATTGGCTTTAAATACGGGCAGCGATTCTGAGATGGAGTATGTGAACGGCCCTCCTATCAGCGATTTAGGAATTTCTGCAGCCAGTACGGAATTTACAGTCTCTGTTTGGTTCCGGCCTCAGAGAGGTCACACTCCAGATCTTTACGAGAGTATAGCAGGGGCCTCTGGTAGTTACAGTGCGTGGGAAGATGGGTTTGGTTTCTATTGGTTAAATTCAAACCAGATTAGATTCTGGTTCAATCAATGGAACTCTTACTTCATCAACTCCGCTACGCTTACTTCTAATCTGCAATGGTTGCACTTAGTAGGCAGTTTCGACGGTACCACTCTGAAGTTTTACATCAATGGTGTTCTACAGGGCCAGTCCACCCCAGGTGTGACAATCGGTACTGGGGATCCTGATTTTAACATTGGTACCATATCCACCGACACTCCGTCTGGGGGCTGGGGACGGGGTAACTATGAAGATACGGCTATTTGGAGCCGCGCGCTCACCGACGACGAGGTAACTGAGATTTTCAGTTATGGTCTGGGTTATTCTGACCTCCTAGTGGCCGGTACAGACTATTCCCCGACTGATCTAGAGCTTTGGTGGGATTTCGATGAGACTGTCGTCCAGGAATCCTACCCAATTATTGCCGATCGGTCCGGTAAGGGAGAGTCTGGTGATGTAATTAATGGTCCTGTTGATCAGAATGACGCTATCGTTGAGGTAATTCCTGTGCGGAACAATGTTTCTATGGAGTTTACCTCTTCTAATACTTACTTCAGGACTACGACTGGTGACAATGGTGTTCCTATTACCGGTACTGGCTCCTTCTCCGTCATGGTTACGTGTCGGGTAGGCAGTACTGGATTTGACATTCCAGTCGCTGCTTGGAATTCTTCACAGACTGCAGGCAACGAGCCGTCTTTCCGCATTAAGAAACTATCAAGCTCTTTTAATAATCGCACTAACGCCACTGTAGCTAACACTGGAGGTTCTGCGTTTACTGCAGATTTGAATTCTATTTCTGACACAACCTCCACTGTGTGGTATAATTGGATTGTTACCTGGGATGAGTCAGACGGGGTTCTTAGAAGTTATCAGGATGGTACATTAAATGCTCAGTCCCCGGCCCTGTTCGGTACCAGAAAGGACTGGTCGGAATTCACCATTGCTGCCGGAAGATGGCAGAACAATATTGTTGATCACTGGCAGGCTGAGATTGATTCCGTGGCTGTTTGGGATAAGGTTCTCAGCCCCGCCGACATCGATGCTATTTGGAACAATGGCCTTTCGGAGACGGATCTCCGAGCTTTGGCCTCTTATTCCAATATCGCTGCCTGGTACAGACTAGGCGAGGCCGGAGATACGCTCTCCGTTCTACAAGATAAGTCCGGAAACGGGCACCACATGACAAGACAGCAGAGTACTAACAACATAATCGTTACTGCCACAGCAACATAATTCTTGACAAGTCGGGGAAGATGTCGTATAGTTGTAGCGTAAAGACAGGATACCCCTGTCGTATTACTAATGGAGAGGTCCATATGAAGATTGAGATCGCTGCGCAAGATTTAAAGCGCGCGCTGAACACGTGCAACGAAATTGCACCTGCCAGCTCCGCTATCGCAGAAGAGAAGACCGGCGTCCTTGTTCGCGCAGAAGGTGAAACCGCAGTCTTTACTTCTTCTGATGACACCCTTGGGGTACGTGTAGAAGTACCCGCCAAAGTTAAGGAATCGGGAGAGGCCCTCGTTAAGGCAGGGTCGGTTTCCAGTTCTGTTTCCGCCACTTTTGAGGATTTTGGGTTCGACAACGAGCCTAATACGGTAAAGCTTGAGACTACTTCCAAGCAGACCCTCAAGGTTCAGGGCGGTAATCGTGTGGCCGAGGGTAAGACCTTGAACCACGTAAGGAATTTCCCACTTCTTAACTCTGGTTTCTTCATTGAAGCGCCGGAGTTTGATGACAACATGTCTACTGAGTTCCCGGCCTTCCAGTTCATGGACGGTCTTTCTCAGGTTAGCCACGCTGCGTCCAAGGACGCTTCCAAGCTTCACTTCAATTGCATTCAGCTTACCCTTACTGACGACGAAGTCGTTTTTGCCGCAACAGACGGCATCCAAATCGCAGAGTTCAGACGAGCCGCCGAGGTCAATGGCCTTCGCGGCTCTTTCATTTTGGGGCTAAAGTTTGCTACCGTAGCCTCCAAGCTGGTCAACCCTGCCTATGACTTCGTTGACATGTATGTAGACGACGATCAGTTCTTCCTTAAGACTGGTGGTACTACTCTCGTAGGTACTCTGATCAGCACTAGCTTCCCGGATTACACCTCGTACATGGATACGGATGGTCTGGAGCTTGCTACTTTCCCGCGAGACGCTTTCATGTCTGTTCTCCAGGGAATGCAGCCGACAGTTGACGCTAAGAGCCACCGACTAGTTGTTGACGCTACCGAGGCCGGGACCGCAAGTCTTTCCACCTCCAGCATCACCGGCGAAGCGGAAAGCTCTGATCTAGAAGTCACTACCCCGGCACCGTTCACTCTGCACTTCGACTCCATGCTGCTCCAGAATTCTCTGCGACAGCTGAAGGGTGAGGAGTTTGAGTTTTACTTCACTCAGGATGCTCGTGGTGTCCTGCTGAAGTCGCCCAAGGATGAGGATTTCAAGGCGTTTGTTTGTACCCTTAAGAAGGTTGACTAATGTCCTTATACTTCGATGAAGAAGAGGCTATTCAGACTCTTAAAGATCGAGGTTATCGTGTAATTAAAGTGGATTTTCCGGACACAGATTCGGTTAATACCACTAGGAAACTGGTGGAGTATTTCTATGCTCGCCGTTTCTACTATAACCCGGAGCGAAAGTTTCCTACTTCCATCGACTGGAAGCAGGACGGTATCATTGCTTCGGATTTAGTACGTTCCCGTATGAAGCTAGGTCTTAGTAAGAAGAATGCGATCAAAGAAGCAGCCGCTTTGGTAGATGCGCTCTTCAAATACGAAGGATTTTTGAAGCTCCGGGAACCCATTAACCACCTCACTATCCTAACTCAGCGTCCCATCATGGACAGGATTTGTAGTTTCATGAACGCCGAGGTTTCTGAGGTGGAAGAAGCAAAGACCGAAGAGTTTATTACCGAGGTCAATAAGATCTACGATCGGGAGTACGCTCAGCGGGATTTTGAAAAGGCTGCTGAGAAAAGACAGAAGATGTTGGAGAATTTATATGGCAAGCGATAAGGAAAGCATGGGTCGTATCAACGTTGCGACCAAGGCTATTGAGAAAGATTACGGACATGTCATTAAGTGGCTAGATGAGTCCGCAGAAGAGACCCGGGAGCATATCTCCAGCGGTTGTATGGGGTTGGATAACGCCGTCGGCCGTGGTGGTTTCGAGCGGGGACTCATTCTAGAGATCTTCGGACACGAGGGGGCAGGTAAGAGCTTCCTTGGTTACAGCACGATGATTGAAGCCTGTAAGCAGGGTTACAAGTGTGCTATTGTTGACGCGGAGAACTCCCTAGACCCCAGTCTTCTGGTCCAGATTGGACTACCCCCGAAGCAGGTTCTGGTTGTGGATGGTGCACCTACGGGTGAGGCCAACCTGAGCATCGCTCAGAGCTTGATGGAGACCGGAGAATTTGCTGTGGTTATGATCGACAGTGTGGCGGCACTGGTTCCTGAGGCCCGAACAGAGGCTGATTATGACCAAGCGAGTATCGGACTGCATGCACGGCTACTAAGTGCCGGTATTCAGAAGATTCTTCCGGTGGTCAAGAAGACCAACACTCTACTTATCTTCATCAACCAGATCCGAAACAAGATCGGAGCTTATGGTAACCCCGAGACCACCACAGGTGGTAAGGCTCTGCCCTTCTACGCTGCGTACAGAGTAGAGGTGCGGGGTGGTCAGTCCAAGGCAAGCAAGCTGCTGGATCCGGGCACTGGTGAGCTTTACGGTCACCGGACTACGTTCAAGGTTGTGAAGAATAAGAGAGCCGCTCCGTTCCGACAGGCAGAAGTGGACCTGATTTATGGCCTTGGATACGATACCGACGGCGAGCTTCTCGACCTTGGTATTGATATGGGTCTGATTGAAAAGGGAGGTGCTTGGCTCACCTATGGAGAGCACAAGTGGCAGGGCAAAGAGAAGGCAAAATTAGCTTTGCAGAAAGATTCTGACCTAAGATCCTCCCTAGAAGAGCAATTACGACGTATTATTTCAGGGGAAGTAGTCGAGGAGCCGGTAGAAACTCCGGTCGAAGAGAGTGCAAATGATAAGCCATCTAGCAAAAAGCGTACTCGAAAGTCTGCAAGCAGCGCTGCCTAACACCCTCATTAAACACGAGGAGTATGTCAGCTACCGGGGTCAGAGATTGTTCTTTGACTTCTATCTCCCGACCCTCAATCTTTATGTTGAGGTTCAGGGGGTGCAGCACACCGAGTTTAATAAGCATTTTCACCAGGATGCTGCCGCTTTTCGCGCCCAAAAGAAGCGCGACGCTATGAAGAAGGAGTGGTGTGGTCTCAACAACAAGACCCTCCTGTGCATTAACTTCGACGAAATCCCTATCGATACTGGGGATCTGTTAGAAAGGATCGAAGAGGCGCAAAATGATGGATGAACTGGTAACAAACAGACTTAAGCAGGTGTCGGACGATCTGTCCTTGCACTCTGCCGCCCCTCCGTCCGAGATTCAGGAAGTGTTTAACTTCAATGCTCGGCAGATGGAAGCTGTGGACACCCAGAAACTGTCCCAATATGTGGTTATGTTGGGACAATACCTCATTACGCTGCAGTATCGATACAACGTTGCTCGGGTAGAAGCGAGCACTAAAAAGAAGGTACTCGATCGAAAGGTCAAGTCCCTTCTACAAGCAGGTAATATCTCAGGAAAGACACTATCGGAACGGGAAGCTAATGCCATTGCTTCTGATGTAGAACTACAAATCCTAGAGCAGGAGTTGGATATTTCAACTGCGGAACGGGACCTCCTAGACGGTGTAGATAAGCCAATTATTGAGCTTATGAACGCTCTGAAGGCGGAGAACAACCGACGACGCGACGAGCGCGCTATTACGGCAAGGGAACGCACTTGATGGATCTGGACCAGACCAAAGTAAAATTCTCCCAAGCGGGAAATGAAGCTGCCATCATCGCATGTGTGTTGAAAGAACCCACCAACTTCTTTGAAGTAGAATCAAAGATGGGTGATGGGGATTTTCTTACTCCTCACAACCGTGCTATCTGGACTATTATCAAGGGACTGATGCGTGAAGAGCTAGGAACCCTGGATGCTTCCGCTATTTTGACCCAGTCTTCTACGATGAAGTTGGATGATAAGATTGGTGGGTACGATTACGTCAATGCTCTCTTCGATAAGAGCGTAGACCCTACCAACATTGAGTTCTATATCAAGAAGGTCATTGACGCCAGTACTAAGTACAAGATCATGAAAGCTTCTTCGGAGATCCAAGAGCTTACTGATCAGAACCGGGTACTTAGTTCTGATTCCTTGGACGCTGAGACCATTGTAGGTCACGCTCAGGAGCAATTCCTGCAGATTTCTGTCGAAAGCAACAAGGGTACTGACGCCGTCGATATTTCGGAGGGACTAGTCGAGCTAGTCGAGGAGGCTAAGGCCGCTCCGACCAGTGTCCGTGGCCTCCCTACTGGATTTGAGATCCTAGATAACGCTATTAACGGTCTGGAGCCTGGAACTCTGACGGTTTTGGGTGCTCGTCCCAAGGCAGGTAAGTCTGCCACTCTGATGAACATCGCAAAGCATTTGGCTTATCACATCAACGAGCCAATCCTCTATCTGGACACGGAGATGAGTACCAAAGAGCAGCAGTTTCGTCTAATTTCCATGCTTTCTGGCGTCCCCGAGAAAGAAATCAAGAACGGAACCTACGCAGCGAATGCAGAGTGGAACAGGGCAGTGGATCAGGCGCTCGAAATCGCTCGTAGCGGGAAGATTCTACACAAGTACTACCCCGACTTCACCGCGGAGGGAGTAAGCGCTCTCACGCGAAAATACAAGCACCAGCACAATATTGGCTGTGTAATCTTTGACTATATTAAGCTCCCAGATGCAGATCTCCAGCAGATCGGGAAGGTCAAAGAGTACCAAGCCTTGGGTTATTTGTGCGTTGCTCTTAAGAATTTAGCAGGACAGTTGGAGATACCAGTAATGACAGCTGCCCAGATTGGCCGGGAGGGGGCCAATAAGGGGCGCGTAACTGCCACCGACTTCGCAGACTCGGATCGTATTCTGCGATACGCGAACACCCTTCTCGGGCTAGCCCCCAAGACGCGTGATGAGTTCAAGAAGTTGGAGGAGGAGTACGGTCGCGATGCCGCGCTTGGTATGGGCACCCACCGCCTCCAAATTCTAGACACTCGGGCAGGTGGCACAGATTTCAGTGGTATTGATATGTACTTCCGAAAGCAAATTCTAACAATGGAAGAAGCCCGCACCCAGCTAAGAGATTTGATGGGCAACGGCGAGGAGGACGAAGATGGATTTTAGAGAAATTCTAGAACTAGTAGGCATGGTAGTCGGGACAGCTGGTCTCGGTCTCCTGTTTTACTTCTACTTCACCAATCCTAAGGTGAAGAGCGCAGTCGACCAGGGACTTAAGTATCTCCCCATGGTACTCGGCTTCGCAAAGGGTTTTGTCAAGGACAAGAAGGGCGTGTTCGACGCTTATGATGCCCTTGTAGTTACCGAAAGATTGACTGTTTTCTTCAGAGAGACAGTAACCGACCCTACCAACACCAACTTTCTTGATGTCGAGGAGGAGGCTTTCGCTTTCCTTAAGCGTGAGCTTGACCGCTACAAGAACGCAGGTGTGAGAGGGGTGCCGGACATCAATGATCAGGTACTCAGGACCAATGTTAAGGTAGTTTTTGAGCAAATTGTGAGAGCTTTAAGTGAAGATTCAGCCGGAAACGATAGCTAATATCAAGCTGACAGTTGACCCCGAGACGGTGCTCAGTCACCTCGGGTTCAACATCGTTAAGCGTGGTGGTAAGGAACTGCGGGGACCTTGTAAGGTCCACGGCGGTGACAATATTACCGGTTTTCGGTTCAATTTAGAGACCCGAACGTGGTGTTGCTACACCCGCCACTGTGAGGGTGATGACTCCAGGGATCTAGTGGGTCTGGTTCAGAAGACCTTGGGCGTGTCCTTCATTGAGGCTGTCCGATTCTTGGCAGACTTAGCAGGAGTTGACCTGGATAACCAGGAACAGCTCTCTGAAAAGTACCTTGAGATGAAGCAACAACGGGAGATGCAGCAGGAGATCAAGAGATCTCAGCCTGCACCTACCGTTACCAGTTTCTTTCCAGAACTAGTACTGGAAGAATTAAAACCCAATCGTTCTAGTTACTTTGAGGACCGTGGTTTTCCTGCAGAATTGCTGGATTTCTATGAAATCGGAGGATTTACAGACGGTAAGGGTGTTCATCGGGAAACTATCCCTATTCGAGACGAGGACGGTGGGCTTCTCACCATCAGCGGAAGAAGGACAGATTCTAACGAGGATCCCAAGTACCTGTTGATGAAGAATATCAACAAAGGAACCACGCTCTACAACTTAGATGTTGCTAAATACTACACTGGTGACATTACTATGGGTGATGATAGAACTCTCATCCTGGTAGAAGGTTTTGTAGACGTTTGGGGATTAGCGATGCAAGGAGTGTATAATGTCGTTGCCGCAATGGGAACGGATATTACACCTACGCAGAGAGATCTTCTCTCAAAATACGCAGAAAACGTGATTATCATGTTGGATGCAGATGCAGCAGGACGGGCAGGCGCAGAACGCGTACAAAAGATGCTCGGCAAGATAGTGACTACCACGGTAGTCGACCTGCCAGATGGTAAGGATCCAAAGGACTTTACCTATAACGATGTCAAACGATATCTTGGAGGATAAAATGACAGTAGGAACGAACAGCGCAGTAGTTCAGGGCTCCATTCAGTGGCCCGAGCTTAAGTACACCAACAGTGGCAAGGCTCTTTTCAAGTGCAAGGTTAAGATCCCGACCACCGATCAGCGCACCGGAGAGGCTCGTGAGTCTCTTCTGCGCATCACTGCGTGGGAAGATTGGGCTGAGTGGCTCGGTAGCCTGCCCCAGGGCACTACCATCAAGGCCAACACCCGAATCAACGAGCGCAGCTACGTCCACGAGGGTCAGAAGCGTAAGGTTACTGATCTCGTGGTCGAATCCGCAGAGATTGTGGAGACCGACGAGGGAGCAAACTTCTTCGTCTTGGAGGGAACGTTCCAGTGGCCTGAGCTAAAGAACGTAGGTGCCAACGGTACCCCGCTCTTCCATGCTAAGGTCAAGGTGCCTTACTTCCGCGCCGACGATCCGGAGACCCTACGACATTCGTATGTCCGGATTACTGCTTGGGATGAACTCGCTGAGCAGCTCAATGAGATCGGCGAGGGCGGAGCCGTCAAGGTTTCCGGCCACATCCAGGAGCGAAAGTGGACCTCTCCTGAGGGACAGAACCGCATCTTCACCGACGCGGTTGTAACCAACTTCACCGCAGGTGAGGCAGCAGGAGCGTAATCATGGGCACAGCACGAGGTATTTCCGGCCTGATCCTACTCCCTGCAAAGGAATATGAGTGGGAGCTTAAGGGCAGACACACCATTGAGGTACCTAATACTGGTAAGATCACGGATTTTCTTCGTGAGCACGAGCTAGCTTTAGGTATCAGCATCCCAGGCGAGAATGAATTCACCATCTTTGATGACGGACTCTTCCAGCTTTGGGAGTTGGTTCGGGTACTCTTTGCTAACGCACAGTACCCCGCTCTGGAAGACGGTGAGTGCTTCAATGTTGTGGCTCTGGAGCAGGATGAGGATGTAATCCGAATCCATGGTGAGATCATTAAGTCAGTAGGAGCTTAGTTATGGGACAGGCAGATTATCCGATTTGCATTCATTGCGACAGCTACTCTCGATGGTTTATTAGCCGGGAGGGGGAGCAAACGGTCTACCATTGTGGTGGCTGTGGCAACACAGTAGTCGTGGCCACGTCCGATGACTAAGGATTACTATCAGGTTCTTGGTGTCGAGAGAGATGTCGACGAAGCGTCCTTGAAGAAGGCGTATCGTGCGCTAGCGCAGGAACATCATCCCGACAAGAACCCGGACAACACCGAGGAGGCCGAGGAGAAGTTCAAAGAAATCTCCGAAGCCTACTCGGTGCTGTCCGACCCTGATAGGAGACGCTCTTACGATATGACGGGTTCTCCAAATGCGGAGGGTCCGGGAGGGTTCCGAACCACAGGGGATCCCTTTGATATCTTCCGTAACCACTTCGGGGGATTCCAGCAGCAACACCACGACCCCAACCCACCTATGAGGGGTCAGAGCATTCAGCTACCCCTTGAGGTTACTATTGCCGATGCTCTATTTGGGGCAGAAATGTCTCTAGAATACCACCTACAGTCGGGCTGCTCTGCTTGTCAGGGTAAAGGTGGCACAGATTTTGAGATGTGTCCCGGGTGCCAGGGTAGAGGCTTCCAGCAACAGCAGCAGGGTAACATGTTTATCCAGCAAGGTTGCGGTCAGTGCCAGGGAAAGGGTCAGATTGTTAAGACTCCCTGCGAACCCTGCAAGGGAAGGGGCGTTGTGCCCGAGAAGAAGGGTGTTAACCTCATAGTTCCTCCGGGAATTCAGCACGGGAACACCATGCGTCTGCAGGGACAAGGTGGTGCTGGTTTTAATGGGGGTCCCCCGGGAGATGTGATGGTGGTGGTTCAGATTAACTACCCGAATATGGACACTCTGTCTGACGATGAGAAGGAAAAGCTTAAGGAGTTGCTAGGTAAATGAAGATTCTAGGGTTGGATGTCTCTACTAAGAGCACGGGGTGGTTCATAACAAAGCGATCGTGTGGTGTGATTACCCCCGACCCTAAGCTATCTTTCGGGGAGAAGCTGGTAGTGTTCCGTAAGGAGCTAGAAGCTCTCCTTGAGAAGTACAAACCTGATCTGGTAGTCATTGAGGATGCTTATTTCCGAGCTGGTTTTGGTAACATCCATACCCTCAAAGCTCTAGTCAAGTTTGCAGGAGTGGCGCAGGAATTATGTGCGTCCTTGGAGATTCAGACCGAGATTATAACGGCCACTACAGCTAGAAAGCACTGTTGTGGTACACAAGATTCCCCGTTCAAGAAAAAAGAAGTCTTTGGCTTCTTCAAAAAGAAGTATAATTTGGATGACTGGACGTTTTCCAAGCACAACGACATTACCGATGCGATGGCATTAGTGTGGGGTTATCGTGGGCTCATTAAAGCCGAGAAGGAATCCGCTAAGAAGAAGAGCGGTAAGAAGAAAAAGAGGGAGTAAGTCCCCGGAGTACATAACTCCGCAGAAGAAGGGCAAAGGAAGTACCTATGTCCGGAGTAAAGACTATCAACACTTCTATGGACACATCGTCCCCGAAGTAGCCAAGAAACTTCCCCAGAAGACAGTGATATGTTGGTACAAGGACTACATGATGTCCCTTCCCTCATGCGCTATTAGGAAGTTTTGGCATGAAGAGTCATACTGTAAACGGTGTCCGCTCTTTCAAAGAGACGAGCACGCACAAGAACTCAGGTCACTCATAGAAGAATGGGAAAAAGACGACCTGGATGAGGAGATTATAGATGCAGATTAAAGGACTATCTGCTACCGGAGTCAAGGACTTTCTTCAGTGTCAGCTGAAGACTGTTTTCCGTTACGACAGAGACATTCCGCGTGTCATGAATGATCATGCCCGCATTGGTGTCGCTGTTCACGAGGCTCTAGAGCAGTTCACCCGTCGAATGATGTCCAAGCAGAGCTTCCCCGACCAGTCGGACTATGAATTTGCTGTCACCACGTTCATGAACAAGGCGACAGAAGAGGGTCTGACCAACATGGAGTTCTACGAGGACGGAAAGACCATGATTATCGAGTGGATCGACCGTTACGACCCCTCGGAGAACGTCTTGGAGGTGGAGCATTTCTTCAAGATTAACACTCCCGATGATATTCCTATCGTGGGAGCTATTGATAAGGTACGAATCATCAACGAAGATACGATTGAGATTGTGGACTACAAGACTTCTCGTACCGCACTCTCTACTTGGCAGCTAAAGGATGATATCCAGCTGTCCATGTATGATCTGGCAGCCAGCATCGTTTGGCCCCAGTACTCTAATCGTATTCTGACCCTGGAATACCCACGGATTGACAAGTCCGTCTCTTCTTATCGCACCAAGGAACAGCAGGCTACCTTCCGTCAGTTCCTGGTCAGTGTTTGGAAGCAGATGAACGCAGTCGTGGATGAGGAGACTAAGGGACGCATCAACAATCTTTGCGGTTGGTGTGACTACAGCTCATACTGCCCGCAGTACGCTGAGGTAGTGAACTCTGACAACGTAATTCTAACTCCGTTGGCAGATATGGAGCCCGAGGAGTTCCTAAATCACTGGCAGGATGTTGCCAGCAGGAAGAGCATCATTGAGAATCGCCAGCGTGAGATGAAGATGATCGCTTCCGAGCGCGCAGTCCTAGGTGAGTCTATTACAGCAGCCAACAAGGAACTGTATAGTACCCAGGCAGGACGTACCAACTACGACATTGAGGATGTTGTCAAGATTGTACCGGAAGAGGATCTCTTCACGGTGCTGGCAGTCAACAAGTCTAAGCTGGATCGATACGTCAAGGATCGACCTGATCTCAAGGACCCACTGGCCAAGGTGGCTAAGGTAAGCTATAACGCTCCGGTTTTCCGAGTAAGGGAAACTAAGGTAGAAAATGACGCAGCTGACTCGAACGCAAGCGCAGCTTAAGGATTTAGGTTATCCTTACATTGGGATCGAATGTCTAGACGGGCTAAAGATCTTTGGCAAAGTCACCAAGTTCACCCAATATAAAATCTACCTTGAAGACAAAAATAAAGACATAATCGACGTTCCACGTCGTATAATTAAGAGAGCATTCCTGCTTATAGATGGAGGAGACGAAACAGATGGCTCAGCCTAAGTTTTTAGAACGAATTGATCCCAATGTTGGGAAGGCACCTCAGAAGAAGACCAAGGTTATCTTCTACGGGGATTCCCCCACGTGTGCTACGGGATTCGGACAGGTATCCCGAAACATTCTACCTGCCCTACATGAGTCTGGACGCTACGATGTAGACATTCTAGGCATCAACTATTGGGGAGATCCTCATGATTACCCCTTCAAGATTTGGCCCATGGCTGTCAATCAGCAGCGGGACCCCTACGGTCGTCAGAGATTACAGCAGCACCTGCTCGATCCCCGGCTGGACTATGATATCCTATTCTTCCTACAGGATACCTTCATCCTTGACTTCGTTCCCCAGATGCTGGAGAACCTTAAGAAGTCGGGTAAGCGCTTTAAGAGCGTATTCTACTACCCCGTAGACGGTGTACCTAAGGAAGACTGGATTCGAGCAGCCCACGCTGTGGACTACCCGGTCACCTACTCCGAGTTTGCACGAGAGCAGTCCATTAAGTTGGTACCTGAGATCGAAAGCAAGCTCCAGGTTATGCCTCATGGTGTCAATCCTGACGTTTTCCATCCTCTTCCGGATGATCACGTCAAGCAGTTTCGACAGCAGTTCTTCGGACCGCAGTCGGAGAAGTTTATCATTACCAACGTCAACCGTAACCAGCAGCGTAAGGACATTCCGGCTACTATCCGGGCCTTCCAGGAGTTCAAGAAGCAGCGGCCCAACTCCGCTCTCTATCTCCACATGGCTGCAGTCGATCAGGGTTGGAACCTTCCAGAGGTTATCAAGGGATTCGGACTGGACCTGAAGGAAGATGTAATTCTTCCCCAGAACTTCACCCCTTCCAATGGTTTTCCTCTAGAAGTTGTCAACATGATCTACAATGCTAGTGATGCTATCATCAGCACTACGGTCGGTGAGGGTTGGGGTTTGTCTTGGACCGAGGCAATGGCCACTAAGACCCCCGTTATCTTCCCTCAGAACACCTGTTTGACCGAGTGGATCACTGAGGAGAACGGTTTCCCTTACCCCAGCGGTGGGGATATCGATCACGTCACGGTCCTTCCTAACGATAACGAGGTTCCGCGACCGACAGGTCACCTCCACAAGCTGGTAGAGCAGCTGGTCCTGCTTCATGACAACCCGGAAGAGGGTAAGAAGAGAGCAGATGCTGCCTTCGAGATGGTCTCCAACCAGCTGTTCTGGAACGACCACATCAACCCTAGGTGGGTAGAGATCTTCGACAAGATTGTTGCTGATCGAAACGCTTCCCCGGTTGAAACAGCACTGGATGCTAGCACACCAGTCTTCAAGGGAGAGATGCTCTAATGGCAGGAGTTAAGTATATAGGACCCGTTTTCGACGGAAGTGGGTACGCTGAGGCCGCTAGGAATTACGTCCTTTCTATTCATCGAAAGGGGTATCCTATTACCTTAGCTCCCATCTCTTTTGAGCAGACCCGCCCGGATCTGGGAGAGGATGGCGAGATCTTGAAGAGTCTGATCAATGCCAATGTTGATTATGATAAGATCATCGTCCATTCTACTCCCGATCTGTGGGCACACTGGACTAAGTTTGAGCAGAATAAGCACATCATTGGGTATACTGTGTGGGAAACCAGCAGAATCCACCCCACCTGGACGATGGCATGTAACCGTGTCAACGAGGTTTGGGTGCCGTGCGACTGGAACATGGACGTGTTTAGGGATTCGGGGGTAACAGTTCCCCTTCATAAGATCCCGCACGCAATTGATGTGCCGGACATCGCAGCTGTCCCTGATTTTAACATCAGTGGGGTGGGTGCTGACGACTATCTCTTCTACTCTATCTTCCAGTGGCAGGAGAGGAAGAATCCTTACGGTCTTTTGGCCGCATACAGCGCAGCTTTTACCGGTGTTGAGGACGTCTGTCTGGTACTGAAGACCTACATGCACGACCACGGGGGTGATCGAGAGAAGATCATCAATTTGATCAAGGATTACAAGAAGTATATGACCTTGGATCATTTCCCCAAGATGTATGTGATTGTTGAGAATATGAGCAGTGAAAATATCCTAGGACTGCACAAGCGAGGAGATTGTTTTGTCCTCATGCAGCGCTCTGAGGGGTGGGGATTGCCCCATTTCGAAGCAGCTGCTATGGGCAAGCCTGTCATCACTCCCGCTTACGGAGGTCAGACTGACTTCCTGAACGCAGAGAATAGTTATCCGGTAGGATATACTACTACTCCGGTAGCAGGCATGCCTTGGTCCCCCTACTATAAGGGAGACCAGATGTGGTGTGAGCCTGATATCGGTGACGCCATGGTTCAGATGCGAAGGGCGTACGGTAACCGTGAAGAAGCTAAAGCGAAGGGGCTGTTGGCTCGTGAGAATATCGAGACTAACTTCTCCTGGGACAAGGTAGGAGACATGATTGTGAACAGGTTGGTTGAGATCGACCAGGGAGGGTCCAATGGCTAAGCCCACTATCGGACTGGCAATGATTACGCAGAACGAGGAGGTGCACATCCCTGCTACGATTCCTCAATTTTACAACGTGGTAGAAGACATTGTTGTAGTTGATGGTGGTTCTACGGACGGAACTGTCAGTTGGATCGTGACTGGGAAAC